TTGAAAACTGGTATTAATTAAATTTCCGTTGAAAAGGTCACCAATGTCATTATTAAAAAACTCGTTTCCAGCAAATGTTAAAAAGTTTGCCTGAAAGTAGTTTCCAATTCTATTTTGATCAAAGTCTTGCCCATCGTTGTCCCCTAACATATTATATTGAAAATAATTACCAATTTGGTTATCTGCCATATCACAAATGATAATATTATTTCTAAAGTAATTACCAATAGTGTTTCTATCAAAATCGTTTGTGATTATGTTACGATAAAAATTATTACCAATAGATAATGCATTCATATCATCATCAAATGTATTATCATATGACTCATCACCTATAGTAATATTTAAATAAGACCCATCAAGAAATACATTATTAGATAACAAGAAGGGATTTTCCTGCCAATTATAAAGATTGGCGTAATTTCCAATTTTTACATTAAACACATCTGGAGCTTCAAAAGTTAAATATTCGGTGTAAGCGGTATTACTAATTATGTTTGTTTTATGAAAACTTCTATAATCATTAAATTGTATCCCTCTAGAATATGGTGTATTATAATTTGATTGAATGGTATTACCAGTAACAGTCATTTCGGTTGCCCCACTAATTGTAAGGATTTCGTAGTATCTAAAACATCCTGTTGGGTTACTAAACGACCCTTCATAAACTCCCAATACATCACCAACACTAAAGTTATTTGAAAAGTCTGTATCTGATCCAGTAACAAAACCACTACCATCAATACTCAGAGTACCTGAATAGTAGTTTTCTGAATAATAAAAATCATATCTTTTAAATAAAACGGATCTAAAGTCATAGTCAGTTCTATTTCCTCTTTCATCAATTCTTTCAGTAATTCTACCCTTTGCAGGATTACCTGTTCTTTCAGTTACGGTAAAAGATATATCGTAAGAAATCTCATCTAAAGGGTATTCTAATGAATATGCTTTAGGTGATAGAGAGTTAACACCCGTGGCTAATACAAGTATTGGTTCTGTTGCACCTGTTTTATAGTTGTTACCTACTATTGCATTACCATTTTGGTCAAAATCAGGTTGGTCATAACAAGTTTGAAAATCATTGATTAGGTAATACAATCCTGAATTTAATGTTTCACCTGTAAATAAATCATATAATTCACTATATGTTACAGACGTATAAATTTCAGTTATAATTCCTGTTAAATTTGACCCATCACCAAACAATGTAGTAGCACTAAATGTATTGGCAGATAAACCATTTGTGAAATTTGTTGTGCCGGTTACTGTACCTCCTGTAAAAGATCCTCCACCAAAATCTTCAAGAGAACCATCTGGATTCTTTTTTTCAAATGACCCACTATTTAAATCAACCCCAACGTAATAAGTGTTAGTGGTTCCACTTAAATTATTGAAATCTTCTCCTGTAACGTAAATTGTGGTTTTACCATTATTTTGTTGTATTATTCTTCCCATTGTTTTTTATTTTATAAATATCTTTACTTTTCAAAAACAGATAGAGAATCTAAAAATTAGAAGTAATTAAATTTTTCAAAGAACCATAAATAATTTTGCTTTATTATTTCACAATTTTGTTCACCTAAAATTTCTAAATAATCTTTACGAGGTTCTTTAAGTTTTGATTCAATTTTGTGATCACCAAATATACCATGTATAACATCATTTTCTTCTGTTAATTGTTCTATATTTTCAAAGTCATGTTGGTAGTAAGGTAGATCCAAATACTTGTATATTTTTTTAATTTCCATTTCTGGATTTTTACAAAAATCTTCATATCTTAAAAATAAAATGTGTTGATCTAAATTTTGTTGTATCAAATCTTTTAACCATTCTAATGAAGGTCCGACAGGTGGAGAAACAGAAAAATGGACCATTCTTGAATCTGTTGTCATATTTTTTAATTCTGCACCATTAACAATTAACGGATCTATATGTGGATTTTTTCTATAGTTTTTTTCCATTGACGCAAATATTGCCCTCAAGTCTCTAACCATAATTATTACTTTTGGGTTTTCTTCAAAAAATTCTAAAAAAGAAAAGTGACCTGACCATGCCCTACTTTTATCTAAAACATATGGTCTATCTGTGATTTCGTTGAAAAATCCCCATAACCCACCTTTACAAAAACCTTTAAATCCTTTTTTCATTAATTCCGGATCTTGTGCTCTAAATGCGTCTCCTGTTGAGTAAAGTGTTCTTGCTTGTAATAAAAACTCAACAACACCTGATGTTGGTGTTGAATATATTTCAGGATTTTGCATCATAATATTTTGCAATAAAGTTGAACCTGCTCTTGGTAGTGATGCGTTAAAAAATATGTTTTTTATCATTTTGTTAAAGAATTAATAATTTTATCAAAATCAAATAATACATCACCTTCAAATATTGGACATTCGTGTAATGACCCGTGAAAGTTATAATCAAATAAATATGAATCAGGTAACGGTATAGTTTTAGAAATATTTGCAACTATATTGTCGTGTAAATCATAACCAAATATTTTAGGATTTGTTGCAACCCACAATACTGTTGATGGTAATTTAAGTGCAGCTGCTCCGTGTTGTAAACTTGAATCAATTAACAATCTTTTTTCAGACATCGTTAAAAGATAAAGTAACTCCATATTTGACATTGGTTGACTTTGTACTTCAACATCATCAATAAAGTTAAGTTCATTTCTACATATTTGGATTATGTGGTAGTCTTTTTTAAACTGTTCCACAATTGATTTAGAAAGTAACTGTGGCATGTCTCTTGTCCAAGAATAAGGAAATGGTTGATCTAATAATGGCCCACCATTTGTTTGTATTAAAAATATCGGTTTTTCTCTTGACCATTTTTTTTGAAAAACCATTTGTTCTCTTAAATTGAATTTTACTTCAGGCATTTCACCTAACCAATTTAAGTTATATAAATTACACCAATTTTGAATTAAAGGTAATTTACCGTGAATATGTTCAGTTGTAAAATATGGTTCGTGTTTGAATACTAAAGAATCTTTATCTTTAACAAAATCATCATAGAAGTATGATGTTGTATTATTTCTATAAACTCTCCAAACACAAGGTAGGTTTATAAATATTTCGGGATAGGAACAAACAATTATTAATTTCCTATCTTTATGGTTATTTTTAATTGTTTTTGCAACTGCGGTTGCTGCGATGTGTTTTCCTAAACCACCTTCTATATGAAATATTGCATATTTTTCCATGACTTTTTAATCAAATATTAATAAAGTCAAAAGAAAAATAAATAAAACTATTAGTTCAAATAATTTTTACCTGAAATAATTGTGTTATCTATTTCAGATCTTTGTTCTGTTGTTAGTGCGTTTGAAAAAAACTCTTTACCTAACATAATTTCTAAATGTTCAACATTTCTTTTTACCAAATCTTTATTTTCATCATCGGTAGGTTTAGTGATTGTTTCGTTAATTAAATTAACTGAGTCAAAAGCGGCACTAATTGATTGTTGTGTGTTTACTATAAACTCTTCTTCCATTTTTTATATTTTTTTTAATTATTATACCAATAATATTTTATGGTTAACACCATTTAATACTACAGATAATGTTCTTGTTGAAGTGCAAGATTCTATATTTATTGGACCAACTTGATAAGTTGAGGAACCTAAAACGAATTGATTGTTTGCGGTTGCGGTTGCACAAGCACCTAAAATAACTGAATTTGAAAAATTTCCAGTGTTTGTTCGAGACCCTAATGCCGTGTTAGTGTTACCTGTTATGTTTCCAATTAAAGAAAGAAAACCAACACCAACATTATTAGAACCTATTGTGTTATAAGGTGAAGAAGCACCACCAAGTGATACGTTATAATTTCCTATTGTGTTAACATTTAAAGAACAAGAACCTAAAGCAACATTTGTACATCCACTAGTGTTACAAAACAACGATTGTCTACCAATGGCCACATTATCACCACCTACCGTATTACATACCATAGAACCGAAACCTAGTGAAGTATTATAACTACCGGTGGTGTTTGAACGCATAGATTCAAAGCCTACGGATGTATTAGAATTAGCGGTAGTATTTTGTCTTAAAGTATCGTTCCCTATTGCGATATTTCGAGCGCCTTCAGTATTGTTTATTAAAGTACAAGTACCTAAACCAACGTTTTGAAAACCTGTTGTATTATAACGTAAAGAATTACAACCAATACTAATATTACCACCACCACTACTATTATTACGTAAGGCATTATAACCTATAGCAATATTTACTGAACCATCGGTATTACAAAATAGTGATTGTCTACCAATACCGATATTATTAAATCCCGTAGTGTTACTACGCAAAGAATTACAACCTAAAGCAATGTTAGAACATCCTGTTGTATTACAACGTAAAGAATACCTACCTAATGCAATATTATTATCCCCCGTAGTATTTGAACATAAACTAATAAGCCCCAAAGCAATGTTATGAGATCCGGTTGTGTTATTACGTAAAGAATACCTACCCATACTAATATTACAACTTCCGTTTGTATTAAATAACATACTACAATCACCAAAAGAAATATTTCTTGTACCTGTAGAGTTTGTCTGAAGAGACTTTAATCCAATCGCAATATTAAAACTTCCATTTGTGTTACATCGCAACGTACTATAACCAAGTCCAATATTTGAGTCTCCACCCATACCGTTATTACATAAAGAATATCTACCTAATGCAATATTATTGCTCGCAACAGTATTTGAAAATAGACTTTGGTTACCAATTGCTATGTTGTTAAACCCCATAGTGTTTGACCTCAAACTATATCTTCCTAATGCCACATTATACCCTCCCGTTGTATTACAACGTAACCCATACTGACCTAATGCAATATTATGACAACCTGTGGTGTTATTATACAAAGAAAACCGACCTAAACTAATATTATTACTACCTGTAGTGTTATTATATAGGGAACTATTTCCAATCGCAATATTTTCTGTGCCTGAAATATTTTTACTTAATGCGCCAGCATTTATCGCCGTATTACTACTACCATTAATGTTATTTGCTAAAGTACGATAACCAATTGCTACGTTTACACCTCCTATAGTATTATTACGTAAAGAACAAAATCCTAACCCTACGTTAAAACATCCTGTTGTGTTAGATAAGAGCGAATACCTACCCAACGATACGTTGTCGCGACCAGTTGTGTTACTGTAAAGTGAACAACAACCCAACGATATGTTGTTATTTCCTGTTGTATTTGCTCGTAGTGAATTTTGACCCAAAGATATGTTGTTACTTCCTGTTGTGTTTGAACATAAACTGAATCGACCCAAAGCAATATTACAACCTCCTGTTGTGTTGGTGTTTAACACCGAGCAACCTAACGCAAGATTATAACGACCCGTAGTATTAGCGTTTAAAACCGAATTACCTAATGCAATATTATTGGATCCGGCAGTATTACTATATAATACCCCACTACCAATACCAATATTACGACATCCACTTGTATTAGAAAATAAAGAAAAACAACCAATCGCAACATTTAACGTCCCCCCCGTATTACTACGTAAGGATTGATTGCCTAATGCAATATTATGGCATCCTGTTGTATTTGAATTTAACGCAAACCTACCCAAAGCAACATTATCCGTTCCTGTTGTTGTATTATTTAATGAAAATCCACTCTGTAATATATTATTACTTGCATTTGCGGTGAATCCAGTAAATGATCCCCCACCACTAACTCCCGTTAAATTAGAACCATCACCATAGAGTGTTGTTCCACTTATTGTTGTTGCACTTATTATGTCTGTATTAAATCCCATATCTTTTTAATTAAATGTTCCTGAAATTATCCAATTACCGATCACCCTTTTTTCAACTATGAAGTTTGCTCCTGATATTGACATTCTCCATGAACCATTGGTTGATGAATCACCAAAATAAAGGTATCCTGTTGAATCTATATATGTGTTTGATGCTTGTAAAGTTGTTGCTGATAGTGTATTTGCCGTTAATCCATTTGTAAAAGAAGTAGAGCCGGTAACAGTACCCCCACTTAATGGAAGATATTTACCTGTAACGTTATCAGGTAAATTTTGATATGTTGTTGCCGAAAGTATTCCATTTATAGTTAACCCACTAAATCCGTCAATATATGTATTTAAACTATTATTTGTATTATCAGTTAAAGTAATTGTATTAGTTGAACTATCGTATGTTGATGCGGTTAAAAACGTATTTGAATCTCCAGTTAAAGAACTAATATTAACAGTATATGCCGATTGAGATACATTTGTGTTAAAATAAATAATTCCGTCATTATATGTTGCTCCTGTTGTGAAAACATCTGTTGTTCCTGTATAAAATCCATTAACGGTGACATCGGCCCCGTTACTTGTTGAAAGTGTTAGTGTTCCTCCAGAGTATGTCCCTGAAGTAATTAAATCACCAAATGTTGGTAAATCAACCAAAACCGTTTGTCCTGAACCACTAATTGTTCCTCCACTTAAAGTATATACATCACCATTTAAAACAATTAATTGAGAATTTTCATTTAATAATAAAGTGCCAAAAACATACAAATCACCATAAATAAAACTTTGTGAATAAGAATCAATTTCTACTGTTGTTCCTGAAGGTATGTACCATCTATTATCAACGTTGATATCTACACTTGATATGGTACCTCCAGTTGGATTTATTAAACTTAGTGTGCTTGAAGAAAATGTTAACCCTGAAACCCCAATAGATTGTAGATAATAAAGATTATTATCCATATCTAAATTGGTTAATTTTGACCCCTTAGCGTCAGGCCCATATTGTCTTGTAACTAAACTCATTTTTTATTTAATAAATATAATGTTTATTCAAAATAACCACATTCGTCATAATAACCATCAATGTATTCATTGGTACAAAGACAATTAGGGCACCAAAAATTAAGTAAATTAAATTTATCTTTTAATACTCTAAAGTTATGTTGTATTTGTGGTGAACTTAATGGTTCTACATACATTCTAAATTGAGAAATCCCCCCCATAAAAGTTCCACCAAAATTTTGTTCTAATAATATATTTGTTGAAATTCCCGAAAAGGTGGTTGCGCTTAATATGTTATTTGGGAATAGTTCGGGATCTTGTATGTAAGGGCCGTTTGGTAATGAGCAACCTGAAAAAATTAAGTGATCATGTAATCCTTGAGTCCCCCCACCAAACGAAATATTAAAAGGAACACCAACTTGTTTTTCTTTTTCTGTATTTAATTCTCTTGGTATAATCTCCTCAAAGTCTTCAATAACTAAAAACAAATAACCATTAACATATAGTTTTAATGTTCCTAATCTATAATTTAATTCATCAAACCATTTTTTATCAAATCTAACAATGTGTATTTTTCTTTCAGGTGTTGATCCTGGATGTGTTTCAGGTGGTGAAATTAAATTAACTGACTTACCATCTATTGATGATTGTGTTGTAACAACTCTTAAATCGTTTAACCCACCTAAATTTAATAAATCACACTCCTCAATGGTTGTGTACCGTTCAAAAACGGCACTTATCATAACCCACTTTTCTTCGGTATTATCACCACATTCTAACCCACATAAATCATATATCGGTTGTGATATTACTTCGGTTAATGTATACCCTGTTTGGAATGTTACACCTGTTGTTTCGCAACTTCCTGTGGTTACACAGTCTCCTGTAATTTTTAAATATTTTACAGCAATACTTGGATTTTCAGGGCAACCATCAAATCTTAAAGATATCGCACTTGACAAGACATCAAATTTTGGATCGGTTTCTGGTAGCGGTACGATTTCTGTACTTGCACACCCACAATTACATCCAAGATTGTGTACCGTAGTAAATCCGTTGTTAGGGTAAACGTGAATACAATTTGCGTTTGTAACTCCCGTATTTGAACAAGCACAAGACTCAATACATGTTAACCCACTTGTGATTCTAGTGTAACCTGAGTCAGATGATGGAGATCCGTTGGCTTCGTGATAATATTTATTCTCCGCTCGTGTACCAAAATAAAAGAACGTACCAGCATTTGATGGGTATATATCATTTAAATACTGTTCGGTGTTAGGGTTTAAAGAATACTCTTCAAATGTTCTTGGTTTTAACATCATCTCAACAGACCAACCCTTATTTACCCTTTCAGGAAAAACCTCATAATCGTACCCATTTAATTTATAAAATCCTTGATAAAACCCACCGTATAACTCTTGATAGTAACCAACGGTACTCGCACTTTTTGATACAATATTATATATACTATCTTTTGGTCTTCCTGAAAATTTTACGTTTGGTAACTCAACCACGCTTCTTACAGGGTGCATTTTAAACCTACTATCTCTATAATGAGGGTGAAACTTGTACGTATCATCTATACCTTTAATATAATATAAAGTTTCTCCTGACATTTTTGTAAATAACCCGTTATCGGTAGCAACAAGACCAACATCACAAATACCTGTATATGCGGTATAACAACTGTAGTCTAAATTTTTTGGGTTATAAAAGTTTTTTGAAACAAATGTGTTTCCAAAAATATAGTCACCGTATTTTAACGTCGGTTGTATGGTTGTGCCTGTATTATTTAAATCAATATAAATTGGTAATCGGTTTCCATCATTAATACCAATTACATCAGTAGAAAAAACAACTTCTTCATCATAACTTCCTTCATCTGACGCTAAAGTTAAGTCAAAATACTGACCATAATTCAGTTTTGTGGTGTATTTTGGGTAATAATAAGAATTAATGTTTTGACTTGGCATTCTTTTTTATGATAAATAGTTTAATCGCGGTATTTATAGGTAAAGCCTAGATGAAAACATATAAATATTCAACAAAGGAAAGAGCAGAAAGAGTTGCAAAAACTTTGGGGTGTTCTGGATTTCACTATCATAACGAAGATGGTAATAGAAAGTATATGCCATGTAAGGATATGAAAACCTTTAAAGAAAAAACAAAAAAAGAAACTAAGGGTAAAGAAACTGAAGTTAATGAGTTAATAGACGACGATGGGACTTGGTTAACATCTGCTATTCCAATATTAGATCCTGCAAGTGCAGGTATTGGTACTAAAACCACCGACCAAATTGTCCCTGCCGCTAGAATGCCAAGAGACCCACTATTAAGGGGTTGGTACGGATACTATGGTGAGGGTACAATTGCCGAAGAAGATATGGCAGACGCATTTGGTTATGAAGACACTATGTTTATGGACTACGACGAAACAGTTAGATACTTTCAAAAAAAATTAGGGTTAGATAAAGAATCGGCAATAGAAAGGACCGTTCAACAAGGCAAAAAACCTAAACTACACAAAAGAACACCAAAAAAAATAAGTAAGTTAAAAAATTATATTGATAGACTTATTTTAAAAGAAAAGGAAATTGACGAATCGGAAATTGCCGAAGATATTTTAGTTGATAAATCAAAAAGAGAAAGTTTAGAAAAAAAAGAACAAAGTGATGTTAATAACATTATTTTGAAAAATATAAAATCCTTGAAAAAAATGGCAAATAGTCAAGGTATAACAACACAACAATTAGTAAGATTAATAAGTCGTGAACAGTAATTTATACGATAGAAAGGCAAAATTGCCAGATGATTTAATTAAACATTTAAAACAATGTTTTTCTTCTGTTAATGCTGACACTAACACTGAAGGGTACAATAGAAATGAAGAAATAACAAAAAGTGGTGTAGTTACGTACCAACAAATCAAAAGAATAAAAAATTGGTTTGATGGTTATAGTGGAAAAAAAGAAGATGCACCATTTATTTTAAATGGTGGTGATAGAATGAAAAGTTGGTGTGATGAGGTTTTACGTGTTTGGAGAGATAATGACTCGTCAAGTAAACAACATAAATCAGATGGTGGGATGCAAAATCAATTTTTAGACTCTCACGAAAAGAATGGCTTTAACTTAGGTGATAAACATGGTTCTACAGCGGACGAATTAAAAGTGGAATCTATAAATGAAGAAATAAATAGAATAAATAAACTTATAAAAATAACACAATAATGGCAGTTCAATCAGATAAATTAGATTTCTCTCAACCTGACAATGCGTTGTCAAAAATCGCAGAAGAACAAAGAAAAAAATTATTTCCAAGAAATGATTATAAACCAACCGATCCTTACTCTACCGTTCATCCTGATGCTATTGCAAATGGTGATAAATTAGGTAGAGGTACGGGTGTTGAATTAGATATATATAATCAAAATATTGGTACCGCGTCTGACGTTCAAGATAGAAAAGAAGATTTAAAAATTAATAAATACTCACAAAACAACCCATATTACAACGTTAGATGAAACTATTAGATAGTTTAAAATATGTAATATCTGAAGCTGCGTCTTTAGGAGATGTTCAAGACTCAATAAAAAGGAAGTCTGTAACTATTATTTATTATGATGGTGATGACAACGGTGGTAAAGGACTTAGAACTATTGAACCAGTATGTTTAGGTTACAGTAAAAAAGGAAATTTAGTTTTAAGAGCTTGGGAACAAGAGGGATCCTCATGGAGTGCAAAAAATAAAGGAAACTTTTTACCTGGTTGGAGATTATTTAGATTAGATAAAATCTTTACATATAAACCAACAATGGATAAATTTATTGAAGTAAGACCAAACTATAACCCAATGGGAGATCGTTCTATGGAAAGGGTTATAATAAACGCAAAGTTTGATAACGAAGAAAATATATAATTAATTATGGGAAGCGAAATGGATTTAATGCAAAGACTTGCAGTGTCAAAAAAAATAATGGAAAAGGCTGAACAAATTAAAACAGGTTCAGTTGATAGTAGAAAATTTAATATTCCGGAAGTTCAAGAATACGAACCGGTAAATGCTAAATATAATTTACCTCAAGAATATTTAGCGGAATCAACACCACAAAAATCATATCACGATCCATCAAAACCGTTAGATAATGATAGGGTAATGAATTCAAAACTACCCGACGAAATAAAAAGATTGATGATAGAAAACCCAATTGTTCAACCAACAAGTGTAAATGGTTCTGCTTCAATATCTGAAGAAGTGATACAAGGAGCTCAAAGATTAATGAACATGGATAGACCTTTACAGTCTAATGAACAAACAACAACAAAACAAGTAAGACAAAAAATTTCAGAATCAAAAACATCTGATTTTAATATTTCAGAAATGAAAAATATGATTAGAGATGTTGTTAGAGATACTGTAAAAGATGTAGTAAGAGAGGAATTAAAACAAGCGGGTATGATTGTTGAATCAACATCAAATTCTAATGAAACAATACAATTTAAAGTAGGTCAACATTTATTTATTGGTAAGGTAACAAAGATAAAAAAATTAGAAAAATAAAATTAGTATCGTCGATTAAATCCACCTCTAAAGGGTGGATTTTTTATTTTATAATCTTTATATTTTACTTAAATAAATTTTTATATGAGTAAAATTAAAGTATTAGTACTCCCTTCAGATAGAACAGGTGTTGGGAAGTTTAGAAGTGTGGATCCACACGTTATGTTACAAAATAATCATTCAGAAGATTTTCACGTAGACATAGATTACGAACCAAAAATAAATGATATTAATTATTGGAAACAATATAACATTGTTCATTTTCATAGAAGTATTGGTCAAGATTATAACCAAGCACCAATGTTAATACAGCGTTTAAATGATTTAGGTATTATTACAATTATGGATTTAGACGATTATTGGTTACCAACAAAAGAACATCCAGTTCATCAATTAGTTGTACAAAATAAGTTACATGAAAAAATAATGGCTAATTTGAAAGTCGCTAAGTATGTAACAACAACCACAACAATATTTGCAGATGAAATAAAAAAATTAAATAAGAATGTTTTTGTTTTACCAAACGCAATTAACCCAAATGAACCTCAGTTCCAACAAGAAACTTTAAAATCAGATAAGTTACGTTTTGGTTGGTTAGGTGGGTCATCACATTTACATGATTTAAAACTTTTAGATGGTACCATCAATAAATTAAAATCACACAAAGATCAATTTAGTATGTATCTATGTGGTTTTGATATTAGAGGGTCTGTGACTGAAATTAATAGAGAAACGGGAGAACAAAAACAAAGACCTATTAGACCTGAAGAGACTGTTTGGGCAAGATATGAAGAAATCTTTACAGATAACTATAGAATGGTCGATCCTCAACACAAAGATTTTTTAATGAAGTTTAAAGAAGAAGATTATAATTCTGATGTTTTACCTTTTTATAATCGTGTATGGACAAAACCCGTTACAAGTTACGCATCCAATTATAGATGGTTTGATGTATCGTTAGCACCAATTAAAAACCATATATTTAATAGAGTAAAATCACAACTTAAAGTTATTGAAGCAGGTTTTTATAAGAAAGCGATTATTGCATCAAACGTTGGTCCATATACTATTGATTTAAAACATTCATTAAAAAATGGTGAATTTGTTGATGGAAACGCACTTTTAGTGGACGAAGTAAGAAACGGTGATTGGTCTAAATACATGAAAAAATTAATTGATAATCCTAATTGGGCTTATGATTTAGGTCAAAGATTATATGAAACTGTTAAAGACACATATGATTTAAATAAAGTAACAAAAGATAGAGCAGAATTATATAAAACATTAGTAAAATGATAAACATACCCATAACAAAAATATTATTTTTAGATATTGAGACTGTAGGACTTTGTAAAGATTGGTCATCATGTCAAGAAAGTAATCCCAAAATTGCCGAACAATTTGTAAAATATTTTGATTGGTTTTTAAAAAGATTTCCTGAAGACAATTATGAAACTGATGGTCTTGAGGAAGAACTTCAAAAAATGAATGACGTTTATTTTAAACGATCAGCACTTGTTCCTGAATTTGCAAAGATAGTTTGTGTTTCTATGGCGTTTGTTATGGATAATGGCGATATTAAAAAACAAACATTTTCAGGTGACGATGAAAAAGAGTTACTACTTCAAGTTAGAAATCTTCTTGATAGGTGTCATAATTTAGATTTTTATCTTTGTGGTCACAATCTTAAAAATTTTGACATACCCATGATGGCAAAACGTATGATCATTAATGGTATTAAACCATCTAAAATACTTCCTTCATATGATACTAAGCCGTGGGAAGTTAAAGCGATTGACACAAAAGAAATTTGGCAATATGGTGCATATTCTGCGATTGGGTCATTGGATTTAGTATGTGCCACTTTAGATATACCAACACCTAAAGATGGAGAAGTAAATGGTGGGATGGTTCATGAAGCTTATTGGAGCCATAATAGGTTACAAGAAATTGCGGAGTACTGCGAAAAAGATGTTAATGTATTAATTGATTTTATTAAAAAATTAAAAGAATTAAAATGAGTGAAAAGTTAAACAAAGTAATGGACAATATAAAAAAATTAAAGTCCGTACAAAATAAAGTTTCTGATTTTGGAATGCCAAACTCACAATTTGATATTAATGATATCGTTTCTAATATTGATGATTTAGATTCTATTTTGATGGATAAGTCTGCGGGTAAAATAAATTTAGAATATACAAATGATTCAGATAATAAAGAACCCGAATACGCCTACGAATCAGACTCAGGGTTTGATTTAAGATCAACAGAAGAGTTGTGGGTACAGGGTCACGATAGAAAATTAATACCAACAGGATTAAGATTTGACATTCCTGATGGTTATGAAATACAAGTAAGAAGTAAAAGTGGATTAGCGTTAAATCAAGGATTAATGGTTTTAAATTCACCAGGGACTGTTGATAGTGGGTATCAGGGTGAAATTAAAGTTATTATTTTTAATACCACAAAAGAAAGAATAAAAATTGAAAAGGGTCAAAAGGTGGCACAAGCAGTACTTTGTCCTGTGGTTAATGGTAAATGGGTTAATTTAGTTAAAGTGGAAGAGATTGGTGAAAAAGATAGGAATAATCAAGGTTTTGGCTCAACAGGTTTATGATTACAGTAGGGTTCTCAACTAGAAAAATTGATGATGGATTTGTAGAGATGTTACAAAAAACGTCAGGAGTGCCAAATATTCAAATTATTCCTATTGAAAATAATGGTGAGTATTCTTTAACTGAAGTATACAATAAAATTTTATTGCAATCACATAATGACATTTTAGTATTATGTCACGATGATATATATTTTGATTCAAAAAATTGGGGTCAAAAAATATTAAATCATTTCAAAAGAAAACCAGAATACGGAATTTTAGGTTTGGCAGGAACTACAATTATGCCAAAATCAGGAAGATGGTGGGAAGACTTTTCAAAAATGAAAGGTATTGTCAATCACGAACATGGAGGAAAAAAATGGGAATCAAGATATTCTGCAAGTTCAGGAAACCAAATAGACGATGTAGTTTTAGTTGATGGTCTTTTTATTGTGGTAAACAGAAAAAAAATAAAAGAAAAATTTAATGAAGAGATAAATGGATTTCATTTTTATGATGTTGATTTTTCTTTTACAAATTTTATAAAAGACGTAAAAATTGGTGTTGTTTACGACATAAGAGTAACTCATAAATCTATTGGTCAAACAAACGAACAATGGGAAAAAAATAGAGAAATATTTGCAGAAAAATATAAAGATGTTTTACCGGTAAAAGTTAAAAGGAATTTAACTATTAACTCACCATTAAAAGTATTGTTATCTTGTTTATTTTTTAAAAACTTTACGGGATCCGAAATGTATGTTTATGAATTAGCGAGAGGTTTAAAAAAATTAAATTGTGATGTTACCGTCTTATCTGATATTAATGGACCACTTTCAAAATTAGCTCAACAACAAGGTATTAAAGTAGTATCATTTAACGAAGCACCTGGTTATAAATTAGGGGACGGAAAATGGAGTTTACAAACACCACAAGGACCACAAGTATCTCAAACTAATATAATGTATAAAATTGGTGAGGTTCATTATGATATTATTCATACACAACATTTACCAGTCACAAATCAAATGTGTCAGATGTACCCAAACACTGATAAAATTTGTACAATACATTCTGAAGTTATTGAACTTGAAAATCCTGTAATTAATGAAAAAATAAAAAAATACATTTGTATCAGACCTGAAATTCAAGAACATATAACAACAAAATTTGGGGTTGATAAAAATAATACTGAAGTAATTTACAACCCAATAGATACAAATAGATTTAACAAAAAAAATACAAAAGATGATGGGTATGTTTTATTTGTGGGTACTTTAGATTACTTACGAGAAAACACAATAAAGGATTTGGTTGAGTATTCAAAATCAATTAATAAAATGTTATGGATAGTAGGAGAAAATAAATCAAATTATTTAGAAGATATATTAAAAAATAGACATGTAAAACATTTTGAAGCGACTAGTAAAGTAGAGACTTTTGTCAAAAATTGTTCTGAGACTGCGGGGATACTTTTAGGTAGAACAACAATTGAAGGTTGGCTATGTGGGAAATCAGGATGGATTTACAATGTAGATGAAAATGGTTATATTTTAAACAAAGAAAAACATAATGTACCTGAAGATTTTAATAGATTTGATAGTTTAGAAGTTGCAAAAAAAATAAAAGAAGAATATATAAAAATTTTAAATTAATGAGGATATTAGTTAAGTTCCCAACAAGAGGAAGAAAAACAAAATTCTTATCTGTTTTAAAAAAATATTATGATTTGTGTGATGACAAAGAAAATATTCATTTTTTAATCTCATTGGATGAAGATGATACCGAAATGAATAATCAACACACTAAAGATGTTTTGAGTACATTTAAAAATTTAACTTGCGTTTTTGGTAAAAGTGTGTCTAAGATACATGCGGTTAATAGAGATATTAATGATTTAGAAGAAAAATGGGATATTGTTATATTGGCTTCTGATGATATGGTCCCGCAAGTTTTAGGGTATGATCAAATAATAAGAAATAAAATGAACGAATTATATCCTGACACTGATGGAGTATTGTGGTTTAATGACGGTTATCAAGGTAGTAGACTTAATACTTTATGTATTTTAGGGAAAAAATATTACGAAAGATTTAATTATATTTATCATCCTGACTATAAGTCTTGTTTTTCGGATAATGAATTTATGGAGGTTGGTAATATATTAAAAAGGCAAACCTATATTGATCAAGTAATAATAAGACATGAACATCCTGATTGGGGTTTTGGTTCTACTGATTTTGTACACAATAATAATATAAAAGATTGGCATCACGACAACTCAACATTTCAACTGAGAAAAACAAATAATTTTTATATATGAAAAAAATAATATCGTTTTCACTATGGGGAGAAAATCCAGTTTATAATGTTGGGGCAATACGAAACGCCGAATTAGCAAAAGAAATTTATCCTGAATGGATTTGTCGTTTTTATTATGGTAGAACCACTTTATCTGAAACGTTAGAAAAATTAAAAAGTTTTGATAATGTTGAATTGATTGATATGGAAGTTGATGGTGATTGGACTGGCATGTTTTGGAGATTTTATCCTGCATCTGATAGTGATGTTGATGTTGTTATTGTTAGAGATTGTGATTCTAGATTAAATATGAGAGAAAAATATGCAGTAGATGAGTGGTTATCTTCAGATAAAGGATTTCATATTATGAGGGATCATCCGGCTCATGGGACTGAAATATTAGGGGGTATGTGGGGATCCAAAAAAAATGTCGTGTCAAATATGAAAAATATGATCAACGACTACATTAAAGGAAATTTTTGGCAAGTAGACCAAAATTTTTTAAGAGAAAAAGTTTATCCACTAATAAGACTTGATTGTTTAGTTCACGATGAGTATTTTGAACATAAGACGTTTCCAAAAACGAGAGAAAATAAATATTTTGTGGGTCAAGCATTTAATGAAAAAGATGAAATGTTATATCCCGAACATGTAAACCACTTATAATGAATAAAATTAAAATTTGTTTTTATGCACACACAGTTGATTACGCTGGTACATGGAGATCACATGAAAGAATAATATTAAATTTAGACAAAAATATATTTGACCCATACATAATTTACAGAGAAGAAGCAGATAATAATAGATTACCTTTTATAATTAATAATTTTGACAATAATAAATTAATTAGTTTTAGTGCCAAAAACCATAAAACAGGTCCCGAACAAGGATATAGTTTTATTGAAACAAATTTTTATGACGTATTGAAAAAATACAATTTTGATATTTTTCATTTTGCTAGAGGAGGTTATTATGAATGGCCGTTTGTAAAAAGATTTTGTCCAATACAAGTTGAAACAAATATATTTGGTTTTAGAGATAATAGTGAGTTTTTAGATCGCTCAATTTCAATAAGTGAAACAATAAATAAAATGAGGGGAGGAACCGATATAATGATTTACAATCCAATACCTGAAGAAAACCCAAATGCGAATGATTTAAAAAAATTTTATAATATACCCGAAGATTATTTTGTTTTTGGTAGAATAGGTAGAAAAGATAATTTTCACCCAATCGCTTTAAATGCTTTAAAGTTATTAAAAAATAAAGGTGTAAATTTTAAATACATCATAATTGGTGCATGTAATTTTACAATATCTAAAATAAATGAATTGGACTTAAATAATGAGTGTATTATAGTTGAAACAACAAACGATGACAATTACATTGATGATTTTCATAAAACAATAGACGTTTTTTTACATTACCGAAGTGATGGTGAAACTTTTGGTACCGCAATTGCTCAATCAATGATGTATGGTAATCCTGTTGTTTCGCATTATGCGGGTTACAATGCACAATCTGAAATAATTTCAGATGGTGGTTATGTTAGTAATAACGAAATTGATTATTGTGATGAGATTTTTAAATTGATAAACGACAAAAATTATTATGATTTTAGGTCTAATAATGCAAAAATAAGATCTAAGGACTTTGAAGAAAAAGTAATTTCTAAAAAAATGGAAAAAATATACATAAATTTATATAATAATTCAAAAAATGATAATTAATGAAAAAATTAAATCAAACCTTGTTTTAACCGAGTTTGATGATTTTAAAATCCATACAATACAAAACGACTGTATGGGTAGAGATATAATAAATAAAAAAATATGGGAACCACATATAGTTAATTTTTTAAAATTAAATTTAAAAAAAGATTCTGTTTTTTTAGATGTTGGTAGTAATTATGGTTGGCACTCTATAATCGCATCCAAACTATGCCAAAAAGTTTTTAGTTTTGAACCTCAAACACTAATGTATGAAATACAAAAATTAAATATAGAAGAAAACAAAATAGAAAATTGTATTCTTTTTAAGGATGCGTTAGGGAACATTGAAGAAACAAAGGAAATGTCACCCATAGATTATAATATGAATGGGGTAAATATTGGTGATTTAAGTATTGGTCATGGGGGAGAATCAATAAATGTTAAAACTTTAGACTCTATGAATTTAGAGAAAGTTGACTTGATTAAAATTGATGTTCAGGGATATGAAAAATTTATTTTAGAGGGGGGTATAGAAACAATAAAAAAACACAAACCAATAATGATTGTTGAATTTGAAGAGTTTCAATTAAACAAATTTGGATATGGTTCTAAAAATTTGTTTGACACAATTAGAAAATTAGATTATGAAATTTATTTTCTTGAGTATGTTTATCCTTCTGATCACGTTTGTGTACATAAAGATTATGTTAAAGTATTTGAATCTTTAAATAATATATTACCTTTAGATTATAGTAATGGTTTAAATATGAATTTAGAAAATGGAGTAATAAAAAAGATAAAAACTACTTAACATTCAAAAAAATGGATGCGGAAAAAATCTCAATATTAATAGCATGCTTCAATGGTGAAAAATTTATTGACAGGTGTATAACAAGTATTTTTGAACAAACTTATAAAAACTTTATAATTATTTTTCTTAATGATGGTTCAAATGACAATACTAAAAACGTTATTGAAAAATACATTGGTGAGAAATTAATTTATTTTGAAAACAAAAATAATATGGGTAGGGGGTTCTCTAGAAATAAATTATTAAATCTATCAAATACTAAATATTCTTGTTGGTGCGATATTGATGATTATATGCATCCACAAAAAATTGAAAAACAAATAAACCACATGATTGAAAATAAAATTACTTTTTTATCAACAGAAATGTTTGATATAGATAATGAAGGAAATGTTGTTGGTGTAGGGTGTAATAAAAAGGACGATATTGAAGGACTAACTTTTGAAAAATTAAACCATGTTAATAAGATTAATCACCCAACGGTTATTTTCAAAACTGAAATTGCAAAAAAAATAGGATTTAACGAAAATTTAAAATTTAATGAGGATTGGGATTTTTATAAAAAACTTTACAGCTCAGGACATAGGGTTAATTGTTTACCAGAACCATTATATTATTATAAACTTTAATTTTAAAAAAAAATGACAATTAACATACATAAAACAGGTTTTTGGGATTACAATGATAGTGATCATGATGAGTCAATACATTTAGATTTGGGATTATCTAATTTTTTGGTGGAATTTTCAAAACAACAAAAAATTAATTGTATTATTGATTTTGGGTGTTCAACAGGATATTATTTAAGTTTTTTTGAAAGTGTTTTAAAAAAAACAGAGTTAATTGGAGTTGAGGGAAAAATAATGAGCTCAAAAAATTTAAAATTTAATAACATAATAGAACATGATTTAAGTAAAGAATTTAATTTAAATAAAAAAGGAGCAATAATGTGTTTAGAGGTTATAGAACACATACCTAAAGAATATGAAAAAACTGTTCTTAATAATATAAAAAAACATTCTGAAAAATATGTTTTTATGAGTTGGGCACAACCTAATCAAGGGGGGTTGGGTCACGTAAACGAGGTTGATGTAAACGAAGTAATAAAAAAATTTGAGTTCATGGGATTTAAATTTTTGTTAGATGAAACACAAAAAGCCAGAGAGTCAGCATCTTTGCCTTGGATAAAAAAAAATTTCTGTATTTTTGAAAAAATTTAATATATACTATTTATTATGCATATCCAAACTTTAGATTCTTTTTTTGATAAAATTTATGTTATAAATTTACCATCATCTGTAGAAAGAAGGAATTTAATTATCAAACAATTTGAAAATTTAAACTTAAAAAACTACGAAGTATTTAACGCAATTGATAAAAATAGTTTAAACATTAATGATCTTAAAATAAAAAAATTATTAGCATATCAAGGTAATACTTTTTATTGTGATCAAAATTGCACGTGTGGTGGTGCTGGTCATATTTTATCTTCTGGTGATATTGCGTTAAATTTTTCGCATCGTGAAATATACGAAGACATTATAAAAAATAATTATGAAAAATGTTTAATAATGGAGGATGACTGTATCTTTACAGATAAGTTAAATGACTTTGACGAAATAACTAAAAACATTCCTAAAGATTGGGATTTTTTGTATTTAGGAAATTCAAACTACATTAACAACAATAACTCCTCCGATATTGGGAATAAATTTTTTTTAAAGTGTTTGGGTGTGCCTTGTACTCACATGTACGCAATCAATATAAATTGTATTGAAACTATAAAATCAAAAATGTTCCCTATTAGGGCTGCGATTGATGGCTTTTTACATAGATTTATATTTGAAAAAAAATTAGTAAATAATGTTTTTATTTGTAAACTAACATTAGGCATAAATGGGAGCGTTGAAAATATTTTCAATAAAGATTATTAAAAAAATTAAATATGAAAGTACTAATAATACAAGAAAAAGGAAGACATGAAAAAAATTGGAAATTTAGAGAGTCTTTAAATATACAAAGATCGTTGACTAAATTAGGTTACGAAACCACTGTTTGGGGACTAGGTTACGAAACATATAATATTCCATTTAGTGAGTTGGAAAAAAAACACGATATTATTTTTTTAATTGAAAATTACCCATACAATAATTGGGTTCCTGATTTATCTGAATCAAAAAAATTAAAGGTATTTTGGTCTATAGACTCACATGTGGTTTTAAATGATCACATAAATTTATGTGACAAAAATAAAATTGATATTGTTCTTAATTCGGTGTATGGTCACGACAAACTTTTTACAAAACATAAAAGTTTTTATTTTCCAAACGCATATCCCGATGATTTAATATATCCGTTGGATATTGAAAAAAAATACGATGTTGGTTTTTGTGGTAACATAAATAATAGAGGTGGGTGGTTAGATCATATTTCTAAAAAATTTAATTTAAAGGTTGATAAATTTGTGATAGGACATGATATGGTGGAATCAATAAACGAATATAAAATACATTTTAACAGAAACATATCTGATGATTTAAATTATAGAACTTTTGAAACATTAGGGTGTAAAACTTTTTTATTAACAAATGAAACGCCAGGTTTAAAGGACTTATTTGATATTGGTGATCATTTAGTAACGTATGATTCAGTATTTGATTTATTAGAAAAAATTAATTATTATTTAAATAACGAAAAAGAAAGGGAGTTAATAACAAATAATGGTTATGATCACGTTATAAAAAATCACACTTTCTTAGAAAGAATGAAAGAATTTATAAATATAATTAATAAAGTTATCTAAATGTTATTAGACTTCAATCAAATATGTGATAAATATGGTTTAAACGTAAAAGGCGTAATACATATAGGAGGGCATCACGGGCAAGAAGATAAATTCTATTCCCAAAAAAATATTAAAAATGTAATTTATTTTGAACCATTAAAGAAAAATTTTGATGTGTTAAAAAACAACGTACCAAGTAATAGAATTATACACAATTTAGCGTTAGGTAATGAATGTAAATTAGTTGAAATGTATGTTGAAAATATTAATCAGGGGATGTCCTCATCAATTTTAAAACCTAAATTACATATAGAACAATATCCACACATAGTTTTCAATGAAAAAGAAACGGTACAGATGGATAAATTAGATAATATACAATTTAATAGAGAAGACTATAATTTAATCAATATTGACGTTCAAGGATATGAATTAGAAGTTTTTAAAGGCTCCGAAAAAACATTAAAAGAAATTGATTACATAATATCAGAAATAAATAGAGAAATGTTATATGAAGATTGTACATTAATTACTGACTTAAAAAATTATTTACATAAATTCGGTTTTGAGTTAGTTGAGGAAAATTGGGCCGGTTCTTCTTGGGGTGATGGTCTTTTTATAAAAGTAAAATAAAAAAATATGCCAACATTATTAAAAAAAGATTTGGATTCTATCTTAGAAAAAACAAATGAAAGTTTAAATGATTACCCTAATTTTGTTGAGACGGGAACATTTATGGGTGAAACTATTTTACGATTTGTAGATTATTTTGAAAATCTTTTTACAATTGAGTTAAGTGAAGTTTTATATAATGAGTTTAATCGTATTGAGTATGATAGAACTAAACTTAAAAGTTTTTTGGGTGACAGCTCCGTTGTTTTACCAAATGTGATAAATGAATTAAGAAATAATACAATATTTTTTCTAGACGGTCATTATTCTTCTGGTAGTACCGCAAGGGGAACTAAAGATGTTCCATTATATGAAGAACTTAAAAATATTAATGATTTATATTTTTTTGGTGGTTTAATAATAATTGACGATTTAAGGTTATTTGGAACAAAACTAAATGAGGATTGGAGTTATGTTAATACAGACTCTTTATTGTCTACTTTGGGAAATAGAATAGAAACTTTTTTTGAGGAAAACGACAGATTAATTATAAAAATAAAAAAAATCAATTTATGAAAGATTATTCACAACACGGAGAAAGCATAATATTAAAAGAAATTATAGAAAAAATAGGGGAAGAAAATAAATTTTGTGTTGAGTTTGGTGCCTCTGATGGTTATTGGTTATCTAATGTTAGAATGTTTTTAGATGATGGGTGGAGTGGTTTACAAATGGATGGGGGATCAAAGGCCGGAGTAAATGGAGTATATAAAGAATTCATTACTAAAGATAATATAAACACTTTATTTGATAAATACTCTGTCCCAAACACTTTTGATATTTTAAGTATTGATATTGATGGTAATGATTATTGGGTATGGAATGAAATAAATAGAGACCCTAATATTGTAATAATTGAATACAATTCAAATTTTGATATTGATACTTCGGTTTCTTTATCATACGATGAATCTCATTCTTTTGATGGAACATATGCGTATAGCGCATCCTTTAAGGCTCTTTGCTCGTTAGCAGAAAAAAAAGGTTATTATCTTTATTGTGAAGTTGCATATTGTAATTTAATTTTTGTAAATAAAAAGTTTATAGATAAAGCACCATCTATTTTTGATAAAAAGTTAATTAATCTACCAAAACATCAACACGAAATAAAATTGAAAAATAAAAAATTTGTAATAGTTTAATATGGTAGTTGTTAAATTACAAGGTGGATTAGGTAACCAACTTTTTCAATGGGCACTTGCCAAATCATTGTCAATAAAATTTAATGTTGAAACATATATTGATATTATCGGGTACGATAATCAAGTTAACATTACCAAAAGAGGATTTTCTTTAAATAAGTTACCCAACATAAGTTATAATTTATTTAATAATACAAATAATGGGTTCACAACTATTTATGATGATTTTATTTTTAAAGAATTTAATATAGAAAAAGATAATAATTATTTTTTTGATGGATATTGGCAAAGTGAAAAATACTTTATTAAGTATTCTAATATTATTAAAAATGAACTTTCACCAAATCAAAATATAAAAAAAGATTTACACAAAATAATACCTGAAAAAAATAATTCAGTTTCTTTACATGTCAGAAGAACCGATTATGTAACATCAAACGGATACCACCCACTACAAGATATAAATTATTATAACTCAGCAATAGAACATATCGGTGAATACGATAATTTATATATTTTTTCAGATGATATTGTATGGTGTAAAGAAAATTTACATTATAAAAATATGACCTTTGTTGAAGGTAATGATAGTATTACAGATATTTGGTTACAATCTATTTGCAAAAATAATATAATCGCAAATTCGTCTTTTAGTTGGTGGGGTTCTTGGCTAAATAATAATGTAGATAAAAAAGTAATATCCCCACTAAAATGGTTTGGTGATCACGTCGCATTAAACACATCAGATATTATACCTAAAAATTATATAAAAATTTAATATTATGAAAAAAAAGTCACTAATAACTGGAATTAACGGACAAGATGGTTCTTATTTAGCCGAATTTTTAGTTGACAAAGGGTATGAAGTTTGGGGTACAGTAAAAAGAAATTCAGTGTCTGAAACACAATCATCCAGAATAAACCATTTAAGAGACGAAAATAAAATAAATTTAGAATACGCCGATTTAACAGATATGGCATCTTTAATACGTGTTTTACAAAAAGTACAACCTGATGAGGTATATAATTTAGCGGCACAATCTCACGTTAGAATTTCTTTTGATCAACCAATATATACAGCAAATGCAACTGGTTTAGGTACCTTAAATTTATTAGAAGCAGTAAGAATGGTGTCCCCACACTCTAAAATTTATCAAGCGTCTTCTTCAGAAATGTTTGGTAATTCAATTGACGAAGATGGATACCAAAGAGAAACTACACCAATGAATCCCGTATCTCCTTATGGATGTGCGAAAGTTTTTTCATACAATATTTGTAGAAATTATAGAAACTCATATGGAATGAAAATATGGAATGGTATTCTATTTAACCATGAATCACCAAGACGAGGTACTAACTTTGTAACCAATAAAGTTGTAAAGGCAGCAGTAAGAATTAGTTTAGGTTTACAGGATAAATTACATATTGGTAATTTATCAGCAACTAGGGATTGGGGTCATGCCAAGGATTACGTTGAAGCAATGTGGTTGATGCTACAATCAGATAAACCTGACGACTATGTTTGCTCAACGGGGGTGTCACATTCAGTTAAAGATTTGTGTGAATATACCTTTAGTTCATTAGGTTTAAATTATTTAGATTATATTGTTGTTGATGAAAAACATTTTAGACCTGAAGAATTAGAAAATTTAAAGGGAGATTCTTCAAAAATAAGAAAAGAATTATTATGGCAACCTTCTTATACTTTTGAAACGATGATAGATGAAATGATAGAACATTGGTTAAATTATTATGGAAAATAAAATATTGGTAACCGGTGGTTACGGTTTAGTAGGAACTGAATTCGCACAAAAAAAATACGTCAAGCCGACATCAATTGATGTTGATTTTAGAAACGCAAGTCAAGTTAATGATTTTTTTAGTAATAATAATTTTGATGGAGTTATTCATTGTGCGGCTAAAGTTGGTGGGGTTGGTAGTAATATGAATTTTAAGGGAGAGTTTTTTTACGATAACATAATGATGAACACAAATATCATTGAATCAGCCAGGCGTTTTGGTGTTAAAAAATTAGTTGCGTTTTTATCCACTTGTGTTTTCCCAAATCATGTAAATTATCCATTAACAGAATCAAAAATACATTTGGGACCTCCTCATTTTTCAAATGATGCATATGCGTATGCTAAAAGGATGGTTGACGTACAAATAAGGTCCTATAGAGAACAATATGGACTTAATTATACGTCAGTAATACCTACAAACATTTATGGTCCTAACGACAATTACAACATAGAAAATGGTCATGTAATACCATCATTAATTCACAAGTGTTATTTGGCAAGAGAAAATAAAACAGATTTTACAATATGGGGTACCGGCACACCATTAAGAGAGTTTATTTTTAGTAAAGATGTTGCAAAATTAACAGAATGGGTTTTAGAAAACTATGAAGAAAATGAACCAATAATACTTTCAACATCTGACGAGATCTCAATAAAAGAAATTGTTGATGTAATAACTGAATTAATGAATTATAAGGGTAATGTAGTTTGGGATAATACTAAACCTGATGGTCAATATAGGAAACCTAGTGATAACTCAAAAATAAAAAAATATTTACCTGATTTTAAATTTACCCCTCTTTATGACGGAATAAAAGAAACTATTGAATATTTTGAAAACAATTATAATATTATAAGAAAATAATATGACAAGAAAAAAACCACAACCCCAAACTGAAGATCACGAATCAAAACCCTTCTCAAAAAAAGACTTTATAAATTCAATAGTAAAGAAAAAACAAAAAAATAAGTTTTTAACTGAAAGTCAAGAACATTATTATAACCTCCTAAGAAACAACCAAATCACAATTTGTTCGGGACCTGCGGGTGTTGGTAAATCGTACATCGCAATGAAAGCGGCGGTTGATTTATTAATGGACCCATCAAACGCATATGAAAAATTGGTTATTGTTAGACCGGCAGTAGAAGCAGAAGAAAAATTAGGATCACTCCCTGGTAACTTAGAAGAAAAATTAGACCCTTACATTTTCCCATCTTATTACTTATTAAATAAAATTATCGGTAAAGAGGCAAGAGAAAAATTAAAAGATGCTGAAATTATTGAAGTATTCGCTTTAGCATACATGAGAGGTATGAATATAGATAATACAATTTTAATATTTGAAGAAGCACAAAACTCAAGTCCAAATCAAATGAAATTACTATTGACAAGGATAGGGTTTAATAGTAAATTCTTTATATCAGGAGATATTGAACAAACTGACCGTTATAGAGACAAAAAACAATCAGGCCTGTATGACGCAATTAAAAAGTTTAATGATGTTCACGATATTGGTGTTTTTGAATTTGGTGATGGGGATGTTGTTAGAAACCCTCTTATAAGTAAGTTATTAAAAAAATATGAAGAGAATAGGGATTGAAATTAACGGAGTGTTAAGAGACACTATAGGTAAATTTACACAGTTATATGAAAAACATATGATTGAAGAAAAAGAAGAGGGATCAAAAACCTATGAAATTGATTTGTCGGGTAATACTGAAGAGTTAGTTTCAAAAGAAGAGTTTGAATATAAAATTTTAAGTGATGTCACATCATTAAATTTAATGGATCATTTTAGATTTAATGACGAAAACGATTTGTATTCTTTCATGTATGAAGATTTTGCAATGCAGATATTTGGACATGCGGGTTCTACTGAAACATTCACATTTAATGACTTGAATGAAATTTATTTAAAATTTAGAGATAAAAATGAATTGTTAATTGTTTCCGACGAAATGGGAAAATCAAAACCGGCCTCCCTATTTTTCCTTTCTAAGTTTGGATGTCAATTAGAAAAAATAAAATTTTACTCAAATGTTACAATAAATTCAATGTGGGATGAAATTGACATTTTACTTACATCCAATCCTAACTTAATATTAAATAAACCAAAAGATAAAATCGTAGTTAAATATAACACGAACTATAATAAAAATGTCAATTGTGAATATGAAATAGTTTCATTGAAAGAATTTGACGAAGTTTTAAAAAAAATAATATAATGTTAGAATTTTTAGGAGAAAATTATTATTTGGACATAAATGAATTAGAGAAACAAGTTAGTTACGAAAATTCAATGTTGCCATTAACAACATCGGCAGTAACAGAAAACCCCGAACAACAAATAAGTGTGACTAGATATGAAACATTTAAAAGTTTAATTGAGGTTATACTTACTGAACGTGAAGAATTAGATGAGGATTTGGGTATACATGGTGCAAAAAATTTGACTATACCATTTAAAATATCATTCAATACACTATTAATAAACAAAATACTAAAAAAACTTTAAAATGGAATTAGAAAAAATTGAAAAAATTGAAAAGTCTGTTGAAAATCTAAAAAATAAAAATGTAAGAATTTATTTTTTAGTACAAGACACTAAAGGTAACCCTAAAGCATCTGTAAAATACATTTACGATACTGCCTTAATTTTAAAAAACAATGGGTATAACAGCATCATTATTCATGAGTCTAACGATTATAAGGGTGTTAGCGAATGGTTAGATGATAGATACAAAGAAATACCACACCAGTCAATTGAGGGTCAGAATTTAGCAATTTCTCCTGAAGATTTTATTGTTATTCCTGAAATTTATGGTCATGTAATGGATCAATTAAAAAATTTCCCTTGTGGTAAAATCGTCCTTTGTCAGTCATATGATTATATGTTAGAAACATTATCACCTGGTATTTCATGGGCACAATATGGGTTTTTAAAAGTTATAACAACTTCTGAAAAACAAAAAAAATATTTATCTGAAATTATGAGAGGATGTAGTTTTGATATTATAACTCCAAAAATATCCTCAGTTTTCACAAAAAAAGAAAAACCATCAAAACCATTAATTTCAATCCACACTAGAGAACCAAGAGACACGGCAAAGATTATTAAAACGTTTTATCTTAAATACCCACAATATAGATGGATTACTTTTAGAGATATGAGAGGTATTAAATTGGAAGATTTTTCAAAATTTTTACAAGAATCATTTGTTTCTGTTTGGGTAGATTTAGAATCTGGATTTGGTACATTTCCTTTGGAATCAATGGCTTGTGGAACACCAGTTATTGGTAAAGTACCTTCATTAAAACCTGAATGGATGGACGAAAATAATGGAGTATGGACTTACGAATTCAATGAGATTGTTGATATAATTGCAAACTTTACTCAAAATTGGTTGGAAGATAATATTTCTGAATCATTATATGATAACATGAAAACAACATCTGACATATATTCAACCGACAGTTCGTATGAAAATGACGTTTTATCAACATTTGATGGATATATTGAAAAAAGAAAATTGTCTTTAGAAGAACAATTAGAAAAAATAAAAGAAACAACAACACAAAATTAAAATTATGGAAGAAAAAAATATATTTGATGTTTCAGTGGTATTACCTTTGGACTCAGCAAAACACTTAGACTTTGATGAACTTTTTGGAAGAGCGATTAAATCTCTACATAATCAAACAACATCAATTAATGAATTAGTGATTGTTCACACTAATGAAGAATCTTTAAAAATAAAATTAAACTCTTTTGATTTTAGTGGGTTAACCGTAAATATGGTTGAAAATACAGGATCTAAAGATTTTGCAACACAAGTTAACTTGGGGGTTAAAAATTCTAAAAGTAATTGGGTTTCAATATTAGAATTTGATGACGAATACTCTTCTATATGGTTTAAAAATGTTGATAGATTTTCTAAATCATATGATGATGTTGATGCATTTTTACCTTTAGTTGTGGATACTGATGATAAAGGGGTGTTTGCTGGATTTACAAATGAAGCATCTTTTGCTGTTAGTTTAAATAGTGAAATTGGTATTCTAACTAATGAGGTTCTTTTAAATTATCAAAATTTTCAATCAAGTGGTATGGTAATTAAAAAATCAGTTTTTGAAAATAACGGGGGTTTTAAACCATCATTTAAACTTACTTTTGTATATGAGTACCTTTTGAGATTAACATATAACTCAGTTAAATTAATGACTATACCTAGAATAGGGTACAAACACACCAATTTACGACAAGGATCTATTTTTTGGAATTATAAATTTGGTGAAGAAAAAATTTCAGATAATGAGGTTACTTTTTGGTTGGAATCAGCAAAAAAAGAACATTTTTTTACGGCTGACAGAGAAATAAAATACGAGCCTCAAAATGTTTAATGGATTTATCAAATGAAGAAAAAAGCGAATTAAAGAATAAGACGAGTAAAAAAGTAAAAACTAACAATTATTTTGATACCCGTGAAGAAGAGGCTGTTAGGTTATTTATCACCTCTGAGTCTAAAGAAGAAAAAGAGGACATATATAATAATTTCCTAAAAGAACCCTTAGATAAGATGATTGAGTCTATCATAAGGAGATACAAACTATATAGAAAAGATATGAATTATGAAGACGTTCATAATGATACTCATTCTTTTTTGATGACCAAAGTAGACAAATTCAAACCAGATAAGAATAAAAAGGCTTATTCTTATTTTGGTACGATTTGTAAAAATTATTTGATGGGTCAAATTCAAAAAGAACAAAAAGATTTTAATAGAAAAATTTCATATGAGGATATTTCATCCACATTAGAAAATAGGCCTGATATGGTTTACTACATGGAATTTGAAAGTATAGACGCTCAAAAAATTATTGAGGTTTTTAAACAAGATTTAAAAAAATATGTCTCAGAAAGTAATTTAAATGACAATGAATCAAAATTAGGTTACGCACTAATAGAATTATTTGAGAACTATGGGAATATTTTTATTGGTAACGATAATAATAAATTTAATAAGAATATAGTTTTACTGTCATTAAGAGAAATGACAAACATGAATACTAAAGAAATAAGAATTTATTTAAAAAAATATAAAAATCTTTACGTTGAGACTACGAAGAGAATGTTTAGTGAATAATTCGGATAGTGATATTTATATATTATGAACAGGAACAGAAAAAAAGAAATATCTCTCAATAAAGACTCGGTTTTGGGTTTGATGCAAGAAATATATAATGAACTTGTAGAGCAAAGAGCCACCGCCATTAGAATTCAAAATAAAATGTTATCTATGTTAAAAGACGCAGAAGACATGACATTAATTGGTCCAATTATAAAAGAACAACAAAAAATTATTAATGATACCATAGAAAAAAAACTATCATTATCTAAATTACAATCCACAATATGGGAAAAAACTAATAACACTAAAGAGAGTGACTTTAGTTTATCTGATGTTGATGATGATTTACTACAATCATTAATTAAAAAAGACGTAGACAATAGTAATAACCAACCTTACAAATTATAGTTTATGGCGATAGATAACAATGAAAGTTTAAAAAAAATTAAATCTAAAATAAATGCCATTAAAACTGTCAAAAAAGACAAGGATCAACAACGCAAAAATAAGAAAAAAAAATTACTACAAAAATTAGACGCGAATAAAAAAGAAGCGGTAAAACAACTTAAACAATTTGAAAAGGAAGTAAAAAAACAAGCTACCGATTTATTTGAAGAATTAATTGAGGTATTTGCTCAGACTAAAGAAGACGTACAAGACGCATACAAAGACACAAAAAAAGAATTCAACAAGAAAAAAGACGACTTTAAAAATAGAAGAAAAGAATCAAGAAAAAATTTTATAAAAAAATTAGATCCAACTTCGGGGGACACTCTAAGCACTAAAATTCAAAGTGAATACAATTATTTTAAAACAACAGACACCTATAGAGGACTGGCAAATATTTTATTTTTATCAATACAAAACACAAAAGCAAAAATTAAAAACCTTTTAATAGAAGACATAATATCAACAATTGGGTGTTCAGAAGAACAATCATATGATAATATGATAAACACCCCTATTTATATAAAAGTAAAAAATATTGATCTTTTTAACATTTTAAAAACTTCACCTGATGATGAGTACGGTAAATTAAATTACGAAAAAGAAATAACCACTAACGGTACCATACCATACTCAATGAATAGAGAACTATTTAATAGACTTTCATCTTATCAATCTTTTTCACAACAATATGGTCAATCATTTATTGGGGCGTCCGGACAAGAACTTTTTGATATACAATATGTTGATAATTACATTGATCAAAATAACATCCAACAGTTTGGGGACTTTTTTAAAGTAACATTAAAAGGTCAATTAAATAATAAAACTAAAGTAAGTGATTTTCTTAATGATTATTTTGAAAGTATAGATGTTTTTAACCTATCATCGGTGATGAATATCTCTTTGTCTCAAATTTTTGGTGGGATTAATATTGGAATTAAAAGTTCAGAAGAGGAAATTAAGGCCTTAACTAAATTTCAAAAAGTTGTTAAAAGATTAATGGGTGCGTGTACTGACCCAAGACAAAAAATAGATGTTAGCGGAACAGGAAAATTAAGTGATTTAGATTTATTAGATAATAGTTTTTTTGATGTAACAAATTTAGAAGATGTTAATATTGAACAAACAGTCAATAGAAAAATTAATGGTCTTGTAACTTTTGAGGGGTGTGGTGAGGTTAACTTACCCGTCAATTCTCAAGCTGCGGCCTCGGTTATTAATAATGTCATAAATGAAAATAATGCAGTTTCACAAATAAATTTATTTTTTGCGGGTATTGAAGATCTTACTTCAGACCAAAATTGGCAAACCGCTGGTTTTGGTTTAGAATTAAATTTATCTTTAAATTTAGATATAATTAAAAACTTACCTATTGCATTATTTAGGGCAATACTATCACCTAAAGTATTATTAGGGTTTTTAGTTATGATAAAATCTTTAATTACAAACACTTTAGATTTTGACGATTTATCCGATTTTTTAATTAAGTTTAAAAAATTTGTTGCAAAATTTACAAGAAATATTATTGCGATTTTTATTGAGGAACTTGCAACACAAATTAAAAAAAATATAAAACAGTTAGTAACATCTGTTTTAAATGATATAAAAGATGAACTTTTAGATAAACAAACTAAAATGTATGTAACGATACTTGAGGCACTTTTAATTGCGGGAAAAGGTTTCTTAGACTATAGAGAGTGTAAACCGGTTATTGATGACATATTGAAGTTATTAAATTTAATTATTTAGTTATGCCAACAGGATTACCAGGATTTGCGTTAGGGGGTTCAAAACTCCTAAGTGGAGTCTCTAACACAAGAGCATTTGCAAAAGTTATTGAAAGGTTACAAGAAGCGGGATTACCAACCGACGATAATGCGGATGGGTCGGCAAACCTAATGAACTTAGCGTTTTTTAATCTTATTGAGGGATTAAATGAAGAATGGTTTGAAAATGGAAAATCTGAAATTCTTATACCGCCACTTGTTGTAACACCGGCAGGGTTTACGGCACCAACTAAAGGATATGGAAAATCTTATTAATATGAAAAATGAAGAAGTTTTAGATATTATTAAAAACTACAAAAATAGTAGTAACAAAGATTTGATGAATGTTTTGGATTTCTTAAAAGAAGATTTTGATAAAACTAAAGAAATCATATTAAAACTAACATACCATTTGGATGGTACTGAAGACGCGTATAATAAAATATTAGAAGAAGTTAATAACAGAACAAAAAATGTCTAAAATTGAAAGAATAGGATTGGGGGATGTACCACAAGAAATGTCACAAAATTTCTATTGGGGCGAATGTGTTGACAACAGCGACCCATTAATGTTAGGTAGGGTTAGGGTTAGACCACTAGTTAAAAATATTGATCAAATTTTAAAATCAGCAGAAAAAAAAGGTTTTAGTGAAACAAGCAAAACACCTGAAAAGAATGGGCCGTGGTCAGATAAAGACCCATTGATTCATTTATCATTTCTTCCATATTTTATAAATCAAGTACCTCAAATAGGTGAAAGAGTTATGATTTTCTATTTTGATAGAAAAAGAACAACAGGTAGAAACAAGTTTTACATGTTAGCCCCGTACTCATCTCCAATGACAATAAAAAAAGAGGACTATAACTCATCAAGAACTCATTTAGATGACGGATATCAAAATTCATTAGTTAGTTTACCAAACATAAAAAACAATGATGGCACATATAAAGACCCTGCAAAATCAGGAGTGTTTGTTGAACCTGTGGATATTACTTTAAATGGTAGGGACTCTGCAGATGTTATTATAAAAGATAATGAAATTTTATTAAGGGCAGGAAAACACTTTCCGTTTCAAAGAGCTGAAGTACCAACACCAAACCCAAACAGGGCGTTTTTACAATTAAGTAAGTTAGGATTGAAAAAAGAGACGGGATCTTCTGAAAAAATTCAAAAATTCGTAGATAAAAACGAACCTGTAAAATTTTTAGTAGAGTATAGATGTTCAACACCAAATAGTTCAGTTAATTTATTCTCCGGCGGAATTTACATTTATAAATTACCGGAAGAAAACAGTTATTTAACACAATCAAACGTTTTAGATTATGACACAGTTTTAACTGGTAAAAGTTCATATCCTTTAGTTTATGATTTTACTATTGGTCCACCTGTAAGTGACCCGTTACCTTTAGAAGAATTTGCTAAATTAATTAGTCAAACTATCAGAAATTTTCATGATGGTCCATCTGCTTTTTGTGAAGTAGATAGAAACCAACAATTTCCATTTTTTTATAGACCTGACGACTCAATTAGAAACACAGTTTCTAATCTATCTGAAAATGTGGATATTGTTTCTTTAACAAACATGTCACAATTGGTGAATTTAGTTAAAATATATACAACACAAATAAAACCAGGTTACGGTTTAATATATAAAGATTTTAAAACACCTTTACCATTTACTGTAACAACTGAAGAAGTAACACCGGTAACAACATCTGTTTTAGATAATACTGTTGGTATTATGGGAGCCAATAAATTGTATTTATTAAGTCACGATTCAGAAGTTCAAGGAAAAAGTAAAATAGATTTAGCAAATACAATATATGGTATAACCGCAGACACGATTTTTGATGTTATTGAGCCTAATACAACATCTATGGTTAGAGGTGAACCTTTATTAGATTTATTACAATTAATTGTTAATTTTTTAATAACTCATGACCACCCATATCCAATGCTTCCACCAACATCGGTATCAAGAGCATCATTAATAAGTACAAACGATTTGTTAGTTAAAATGCAAGAAGCATATCAAAAAGTTTTAAATAGTAATATTCGGATTAACTAAGTATTTATTATAAAAATACTTTAATGTCAATTTACCGTTCTTATTTTGATAAATCAAACACGTTAATATATAATTCGTATACCAATACGGCAAGAAACCCAATTGTTGAATTATTTTACGGTAGGGTAAATAATTTGGCTCAACCAATAGGATATAGCCGTTATATATTTAACATAGATTTATCTAAACTTACTGAAAAATTTTTAGATTATACAATATCAACCGGGTGTACTAAATTTAACAACATTAGTCACACTTTAAGAATGAAAAACACATCTTTTTTTGATAAAGAACTAATAAATGATAAAACATCTCAAGGAAGAAGAAGGGCAACGTCTTTTGATTTAATTTTATTTAGAATCCCTCAGAATCAGCCATGGGATAGTGGTGTTGGTTATGATTACTACGATTTTGGTGTAACAAATTTAAATGATAGATCTTTTTCACAAAGACCATCAAATTGGTTTGAGACGTTAACTATAAGTGGTTGGACGACCCCTGGTATTTACAGTAACACAAATTCTGTCACAGGTACAGGTGTGAATTATACTGGATTAACAATTATTGATACACAACACTTTGAGTTTGGGAATGAAGATATAGAGTTTAATATGTCCAATGAAATAAACTCAATTTTAAGTGGCGGTACTACGGGTGTTACCGGTTATGGAATTGCCTTTTTACCTCAAGTTGAAAATATTTCAGGTATGACTGAAAATTATTCGGTTGGTTTCTTTTCTCCTTATACACAAACTTTTTATGAACCATTTTTAGAAACATCTTATGATGACTTAATAGATGATGATAGAAATAATTTTTATGGTGGTGTAAATAATAATTTATACCTGTATGTATATGAAAATGGTAACCCAATTAATTTAGACACATTACCAACAGTTGATATTTTGGATTCAAATGGTGATCCTGTGGTTGGTTTTACTGCACTTACAACTTGTTTAGTAACAAAGGGGGTTTATAAAGTTACATTATCAGGGTTCACATCAACATCAATACCGTGTTTATTTTCTGACGTATGGAAGGGTTTATCAATAAATGGCACATCTTTATCAAACGTTGAAAATGAATTCGCAGTACTTGAAACCGCAGGAAATTATCAAATAGGAACAACTACAAGTAACCCTAAAATTTTTGGATTTTCTGTAAGTGGTATAAAACAAAATGAAAAAGTACTAAATACCGACATTAGAAAAGTAAATTTAACAATCAAACAAGCATATTCATCTAATTCTGTTTTAAATCCAGTGGAGTGTTATTATAGAATTTATGTTAGAGAAGGAGCAAATACAGAAGTACAAGTCCAAGATTGGACAAGAGTTAATAAAACACCAGATGGTTATTATTTTGTTTTTGATACAACTGATAAAATACCAAATGAATATTTTGTTGATATAAAAGTGATAACTGATAAAAACGTAGATACTTATAAAAGAGAACTACAATTTCAAATAGTAAATAAATTATAAAAAATATAAAATTATGGCAAGTAACGCTCAATTATGTTACAACACAGGTACTACTACAAACGTAAACTATAACAGTGTACCAAGTATAATTATTGGTAGTTTTGTTTATGCAAATTCACCAGATTTTAAAACGTTTGGTTGTTTTGAAATTACTGATGTGGACGCCACTGGTTCCACAGTGTATGCTCAATCAATTTATACTGATTGTTATGACTGTTTAAATAATAACTATGGTACTGTGACTTTTGATTCTTGTGATGGTACAATAAAAAGTGTTGAAGTACCAATATCTGAATTAGGTTATTTACCAATAGTTAACGATTCTTTTTATGGTACAGTTGATGTTAATGATGGAGAAGGAGGAGAAATTCAAAGGGTTACCACTTGCTGGCAAGTCGGATCAATACAACAATACGGTAACGAAGAAGCTTATAATCGTAGAATCTTTTCTTCAATAGTTGGTGAAGTAACATCTTACGAAGGTAGAAGTGGTTGTGAAGATTGTTTTTTAGCAAATGCAACAACTTATGAAGTTATTCGTTGTAATGAAGAGAATAGTGATTACGTTTTATTATTACCTGGATATTCTGGAAATACAATATCATATACTGATGGTACAAATATATATTGTGGTGTTGTTAATGACCAAGCTATAGGTACTCCTGAATGGACATTTGTTTCTGATTATGGTAATCCGGGTGAAGGTGGTAATTTTTGTGAAGATTGTTTAGCAACAGAAAATCAAAAAATATTACTTGAAAGTTGTACAGACCCAAGAAATCAACTTGTTGTTTGGGCTTCAACTTTATTTGGTATTGGTGATTATTCACACCTTTCAACTGATGATGGATGTTTTAGAGTGGTAGGTCCAACGACTGAAGAAATTTCAAGCCCGTACTTTTTAAATTTTGTTCCATCGCCAGGATGTGATCCTTGTATTGAATGTAATGGTGTTGCATATGAGTATAGCACTTGTAGTGAAGAACCAATCACAGGAACTGTTTATTTGTATCAATATTTACCATCAGGTACTACTTATTTTGATCCGTATCAACAAGTCTGTACAACTATAGGTAATATTACAACTGGTGGTGATTATACCTTATATAGTGTAAATACTTTTAATGATTGTCCTGATTGTGTCGATTATAACGCAAATATTGAATTGTGGTATGGAACTATTTGTGAAACAGGTCAAGACATTTATGTAACAACTGTTTCATCTGCCGGATTAGCAACAGGAAACGTTGTAAAAGCAATGTGGGGTTCAAATGAATACGTTTGTGTTCAATTAGATAGTACTGTACCAGGTACAGACAGCTCAACGTGGTATGATACCAAAAAAGATAGTTTAGGAAATACTGAATTATATGATGGTTGCGGAACTTGTTTAGGTAATTCCAACATAACTGTCGGATTAATTAATTGTGATACGGACGAAGAAAGTTATGTTACAATTAGTTTAAGTAATTATCTTTCAATTATTGGAAATGGTTTTACTTTACCAAATTATACAATTAGAGATCAAAGACAAAATTGTTATACAATTACAAGTGTATGTCCTCAACCTAGTTCAGCATCCACTGAAAGTATGTCTGTGGCGTATTTTTTCTACAGTTGTCAGTATTGTCCAGATATAAATCAACCAAGAAGTGCAAATACTGAATACAACGCATGTGTAATATGTTGTGATTGTGGATCAACCGGAAGTACAGTTAACTCGGTATCTACACCACATCCTATTTATACGGATGGATATAATAACCCTATAATGCAATTAAACATGGTTGTATTAGGAGGACCAAATGGTTTAAATAGTTAAAAAATGAATATCAGTAGAATAATAAAAAGAGTATTAAGAGAAGAAGAAAAAAAACATTCAAGTAGATATATGTTCTTTTCAAATCTTGAACAAATGAAGAGACAGTGTGAAATGTTATTGGATATGGATCAAGATGAAATTGAGTCTATTTTAGAAAACGGACATGATTGGGCCCAAGACCATATCTCTGAAGCTAAAAATAATATGGACCAAGTTTTTGATTTTTTAAAAAATGAAATGGAAGGTGGTAGTGATTATGAAGAAGATATGATTGAAGAAGGTCGTAAAAAAACGGGAACTAAATTATGTGCTAGAGGTAAAGCGGCGGCTAAATCAAGATATGATGTATTTCCAAGTGCATATAGTAATGGTCACGGTGTACAAGTTTGTAAAGGAAAAATTAAAGGACTGGACGGTAAAAGAAGATGTTCACCACCATATTGTTAAAGACCTGATAAAATATTTCTTACAATGATATCTAAAGACTCTTTTTGAGTCTTTTTTGTTTTATAAGAGGTCATTACAGGTTTTTGCCCCTTACCTGACTGAGTATCTTTTTTCTCCGCTCTTCTTTTTTGTTGACATGCAGATCTTTTTTGTGAATCAGACATTTTGCCAGCAACACCAGCGGCTCTACATTTAGGATACGCACCTTTACTAGTGTCACTTCTACCACAAGGAGGATGTTTACCATCAACTTTTCTACATATATCCACCCACGGCCCTTTTGGTTGTGACGATCCTTTTGGCTTTTTCTTTTTTCCAAACCAAACGGCTAAATCTTCATTTAATGGTATTTTATCTAATTCAACCCATTCATTAACAGGAACAATTCTTTTACCTTTACCTGGTGTTTGATTAATAATTCCACCATCTTCATCATTTGCTTGAGGATGTTTTTTATTGTATTTAGAAATTTTACGAGATTTTGTTTCTAATTTTTTTCTATCTTTTTTATGTGAGTCCAAAGAACCATCATAACTATCATACTCTAGCTCAGCATTAAAAAATTTTGAAACTTTATTTGTAAAAGGACCTAAAGAGGATTTTTCCCAATCAATTTCACCCATTGTTAATGGTCCATTATAATAACCTGCATATCTGTCAGAATTTGCCTCTTTCAATATGTTTTTAACAATTAAATTAATATTCATAACTTAATATAAATATCTTAATATTTGGTTATTTTTCTCATAGTTCCATCATCATAAATTTCAATTATAATTCCATGTACATTTTCAGGTTTAACTTCTTGACCCATTAAATTAATATAACCTATAATTTTTTTATCTGTAACATCCCTCGTGATAACTATCGGTCCATACGTTTCAAATTTACCGTCAATATCAAATTGTTGTAATCTATAATAAACAATACTATTTAAATTATTATCAATATATGAATATCTTATAGTTTCATTACTATTACCAGCGGCAGATTTTGTTGTAATAGTCTTCCAATTATTACCGTCATTACTTGATTCTAAATCAAAATGACTTGAGTTGTTTTCAGATTCTGTTGACCATTTAATCACATTAAATAATGGGTATAAATCACCTTCAAATTGACTCAATTCAACAGGTAATGGGACACTTAATAGTATACTGTATTCTTCTATTTCACCATAACCATATCCTGTTGAATAATAAGCATCATTTGTTGGTGTTGCATTCCAAACAGAAAGTACTCTCATTTTAACTGTACCCCCAATAGCATCATTTGGTACATTAACAGATGCGGAACCTATCGCACCTGGTGCCGATAATAATACATTTTCTGTTGTTTGAAATACCCCGTCTTGGTCCCAATCAATCCAAGCACTATAACCAGGGTACGAACCAAAAGTTAGTGTACCTGAAACAGATATTGTATAAACACCACCGATGTCTAAATTACCAACAATTGAAAGGTAATCAGAATACGCGTCTCCGTCTTCAGTAGATGTATTATTAATATCACTTAAAGTTACATTTGTTATATAATCACCATCACTAACCCCATAAGTATATGGTGGTGCAAGTTCTAATGTGACTAAAATTGGTGATGTAACACCAGCAGGACAAGAACCATTTACTGAAGTTGCTCTAAAATACATATTTGTTTGTGCAACATTTAGTTGTAATGTGTATGGCATAACTGGATTTGTAATTGATCCGTCAACTGTACTAAAATTATTAAAAGACCATTCTAATAATGTTACACTACCTCCATTTCCCACAATTGAGAATGTAACAGCATCATTTACAACGGTAGATGTTTTGTTAGAAGAAAGTGTTCCTGCGGTTGTTGGTGTCGTACAGGGTGTTGTAATACAAACTGTAAAAGTACCCCTTGACCCAACAGTGGATGCGTAACTATGAATTCTTATGTAGTAAGTAACACCAATACTTAAACTATTAACTGTTGTGGTTTCTACACTATAACCTGCCGTCGCATCAATACAAGATAGTGATGAAAGTCCACCACAATTACCACCATACACTTGAAAAACAACATCAGCCATAGTACCTGGTGTGACAGTAAGAACATGTGAAGTATTTGTTGCAACAAAAGAAAACCATACGTCATCATCAGCACCTGTACCGGCACATGCCGCTGAAGATTGTGTTGCACCAACACTACTAGCGGAAGTTGTTGAGGTACAGGTTGAAGAACTGTTTACTGTGACAGATGTTGCATTTGAACAATCATTATTAGTTGGTGGACTTGTACTTGCGGTTGATGCAACCCAAGAACTTGTTAAACCACCACAATTACTTTGTACATATAAAGTATATGATGTTTGTTGTGTTAAACCGTTTGCGGTTGCAGATGTTGTTCCTGCGGCGACAGAACCTGAAGATACTAGACCTGTTGCCCCACTTCCACCAGCACCTGATGATCTAAGTTCCCAATTATACCCATTAGATGGTGGAGAACCAGGTGCCGTCCAAGAAAGATTTGCGGTTGATGATGAAGTGTACGATATTATTGGTAATGTAGGACCTATACAAGACTGCACAGTCCAAATAAATATTAACCCTGTTGAAGGGACACATCCACTACGAAACCTTACGTTGTGAGCATTAGATGTTCCAGCGGTTGTACCATTTGGTGCTCCCCAATTTGGTGTTGCATCCGGTATAGAAGTTGTTAATCTTCTGTTATTGTAGTCTGTATTTGTGGAACCCCTTAAACCAACCATTGGTTGATAAGTTGTACTTGTTGTAATTGTCGTCATATTACCATACACAACACTTATTTGACCATTTGATTTGTTTACTCTAATTTGAAATGAAAATCTTTCTGAACTACTTTGTAAATATCTTGCGGCATTTTGCCATTGAAACACCACTTCAGTGCCTACATCCTCCCATCTTCTTTCATATACTTGTGACGCAATTGCCGTACTTCTTAAATCCATACCCATACCTGCAATAACACCCACTGCAGTACCTGTTGATGATAATGGTCCAGTTACACTATTTCCTGTTGTTGTTGTTCCTGGGTTTAAAAACAAAGCACCATCTGCTGTCATATTAACAGATGTAATTGTTGTATTATTAAACTGAAATTGTGATCCGGAAGGTATTGTAAAATAACTACCATCAGTATCATAAGTGACGGCACCGCCAATTGTTGTTACTAATTGCGTACCACCAACAATTGCCGTATATGTACCGGTTGTCTCAGAAAATGAATAAAGACTTGATACTTGTGTAAAACCCAAAAAAGAAACTAAGGTGAATAGTATTATTAAAAAATTTTTCATAATTAAGTATTTTTTCTTAATAAATACTTTGAAAACGTTTAATTATAAAGTAAATTTTGTGTCAAATGAACATTTAGTGTTATTAAATTATTATTCATAAAAAAAGGAGACAATTTCTTGTCTCCTTTCTCTTATTCAGTTAAGATATTGATTATCTCAATTCTTGTAAGTCAAATGTTCTAACTCCATCAACTGTGATTCTACCATAGAAACGGTTGTTAACCATTTTCTTAGCGTATCTGGTCATGATACCTTTGATAGGTGTAAAGTTGAATGGGTTATACATTGTAGGTGTTAATTGTAGAGGTACATACGGAGCGTAAACATATCCTGTATCTAACAAAGATGAACCTTTGTGTCCAATAAGGATTTGGTTAGCTGGGAAGTATGGATCTCTATACACTTGGTAACGACCTGCTAATGTACCAACTCTTTCAATACCCATGTTGTACTGATCTTGCTCCGGAGAAGCGTTAGATACGTGGAAGTACTCTAGGTCATCAAAGATAGCAGAAACTTCAGAAGATACAACAATCCAGTTAGCCCCACCTCTCAATGTAGATTTGTGGATTTGTGCTGACAATTGGTTAATTGCTGTGATCAAAGTTTGATTCCAATCTTTTTGAGTATAAGTCATGTTTCCTGGAATTCTTCTCCATCCGTTGTAATCCCATCTTAGGTTCCAAGCTGCACCTTTTCTAAGGTCTCTCAAGATTTCTCTATCAATTTCTGCTGCCACTTGCTCAGACAATAATGCTGTTAATTCAGCCTCAGCGTCAATGTTATGGAATGCAGAAACGTCTTGTGCTAATTCAGGTGACCATTGTGCTCTTAGTTTTCTTTCTGTAACTGATACAGTAACTGACTCAAGGTCAAAAGATACTTCACCAATTTTATCTTCAAATTCTAATTCAGCATATCTTCTAAATACAGCTACAAAAGAAGTACCCGAAGAACCTGAAGTGATTGTTGCTCCTGTATAACCATCTAAAGATGATGCGTTACAATCAGCACATACAGGACAAGAAAGATCAACTTCTAAATAGATACATCCGTTTTGATCACAAACTTGATCATAAGATCCACCATTTCCGTTAGGGAATGTTGTTGGTGTTTGTGTATATGTAGGAGAAACAATACCTTTACCGTATTGTTGAGTAACGACTCTAAACAACAATGGAGTTGCTGTAGGAACAGAACAAGCACTACCTTCAGCAATACTCAAACCTGTTGATCTGATAATTTTTAAGTCAGACAAGAAAGTCTCACTATCAACCTCTGATCCATCAGGTCCGATTAATTTACCAACACCATTATCATAAAAACCACACATTTTAACAAGAAGTTTTCTTTGAACACCTGTTGGAGCCAATGAATCAACTAATGATCCATTTGACCAAACTTGGATTGTTGTAGTTGCTGTAACTGCAGTCCATGTACCTTTAGAATAGTCAAATAATCCTGGAGGATCTAATGCCGCCTCAGCACCTTCATAAAATAAATCATAAAGATTTTTAGCGTAAGCGTCAGCACCATCATAACCTGTACCATCAGCCGCGTTATAGTTTGCCGAACCAATTGGTGCGAAGTGGTTTGTTCCTGCAGCGGTATCAGCTGAGTTATAACCTTGAATTTTAGGTACAAAGTAGAACAATTTACCGATTGGTAAGTTCATTGCTTGTACAGATACTAAATCATTTGCTAATAATTTAGAGAATACTCTTCTAACGATAGGAAATACTACAGTTTCAAATGAACCTGAACTGTCAGTAGATGCTGCTTCGTTAATTAGGTGAGACGCTTGGTTTTCATATAATTGTGCCATGTTCTCTTTAACGTGTCCTTTAAGACCGTCTAGGAATCCTAATCTATCCCATTTGTTAATTGTATCTTCTTTGATAACTTTCAAGTGCTTAAGACCGATGTTACCAACAAGACCTGATTCTAATAATGCTCCCATTTTTAATTTTTTTAATTAGAGTTTATTTTTTTATTATTTTGTATATAAATATACAGTTTTTTAAAAAAGTTTATTTTTTAGTTTATTTTTGTCATTAAATCCTTAATTCTCATAAATTGTGGATTTTCATAAGTTTTACTTTCAATCAAATTTGTTGCTGATCCTGATTGTGGAGTTTTAGTTACTTTTCTCTGAATTGATTCAGTAACCACAGGTTGAGTACCTTTTCCGTCAAGTTCTCTTTTGATTGATTGGTAAAGATTTTTAGATTCTTTTAATGATTCAACTGAGTCAAATCTTCTAAGAATATTAATCTTTTCTTGTTTTGTTGTTGAGTGTTCTGTAAACAAACGTGTAGAATACGCTAAGTTAGAATTAAATACCGCAACTTCATTAAGTTTTGTTCTAAAGAAATCTAACGCTTTTTTGTATTCTTCATTTTTTTCTCTCAACAAGTTTAACTCTCCGTTTACTGATTCTACTCTAAGGTGTCTAGGTGCGGTTCTTGGTTTAGGTAAACCTTTTCTACCCCAATATTTACCATTACCTAAAGTTCTTGAGGCTTCAGTAGTTTCCGGTTGTTCTTTAGTATCAATTAATTCTTCGTTTGTTTCGTCTTCCCACTCATTGAATTCTTCTTCTTCAAATTCATTTTCAGTTACTCCGTGTTTGATTTTAGGATATTTGAATTTAGGACCTTTACCTGTTAAACCTTTACCTCCACTTTTTCTATCTTCTTTGAAACCTTTATCGTTAACTGACATTTTTGAGAAACCATTACCTGGTTTACCCATTCCAAGTCCTTTAGCTTTAAAAGATTCCAAAACAGACTCAAGAGCTTCTTGATCTATCTCGTAAACGTTTTCCTCCATACCGTACTCTTCCATAGGAAAATCTTGTTCTTCCATAGGAAAATCTTGTTCTTCCATAGGAAAATCTTGTTCTTCCATACCATACTCTTCCATAGGAAAATCTTGTTCTTCCATACCGTACTCTTCCATAGGAAAATCTTGTTCTTCCATACCGTACTCTTCTTCTAATTCATCAAAATAAGAATCACTGTAGTCTTCACCCTCATCACCATACTCATCGTACCCGAAACCGGTTTCTTCTTGCTCATTAAATTCAGATCCATAATTTTCATATTGATTTGGTCTGACTGATCTAATTGCATCTATCATTGAATTTTCCATCATATTTTGTGGATTTTCGGTGTCACCATCCATTTGTATTAGATATTCTGTTTCATTTTTTGGGTCAGATAAATGGATACCTTTTTCGTCTTTTTTAACAATAATACCATCTTCGTCACCCATTAATTTAAAAACTTTGATTACGTCACCAATTGATGATTGCGTCATATCTAATGGTGGTAATTCACCGCCTAGATTATCTCCCATTTCAGGTTCTACAGGTAATTCTTCACCATCATCAACAACTTCCGTTTCGTCATCAACAACAACTTCCTCACCTTCCATACCATCAACAGGTTCTTCTACGTCTACTTCTTCGTCTTCTACACCAACTTCTTGGCCTTGTTCTTCTTGTTCACGTAGACTTCTTTTTTTTGAACCTCCAAGAGATTCCCTTACTAATTCACTGATTTCTTCCTTCATAGTAGAAGCAAGTATTCCTTTTGCATTTTCACTGATAGCATTTTCAACCGCCTTAATTTGTAATAAAGCGTCTTCTACTACCGATTTTTCATTCATACTCATTTTTTAAACAATATGTTATGCGTTTATTTTTTAAATAAATATGTAGATGTTTGAAAAAAACTTATTTTTTTGTGTTATAATGAAAAAACTAAAAAATAAAAAAGGGAGACACTTAACGTACCTCCCTTAAAATTTTAAATAAAAAATTATTAATTATTCAATAACCTCATCAATTTTACTTTCAACAATAGCAGTAATTCTCCAATCCATAGTGTATGTTTCATACGCCTTTGTGACTTTTGCCTCTACGTCTGTTGGTGAAAAAGCCTTAACTAATTTTTCTTCTTTAATTTTTTTAACTTTCCCTGTGTTCTCGTCTACCATGTCTGTGGTAACTCTTGCAACAAAATACTTTTCATCCATAACTTAATTTTTATTTATCCAAATAATCGGATAATCTTTTCATTAAGTCAACAGATTTACTCAAAGGATTTGATTCTATTTCTTGATGCTCTGTTAAATTTTCTTCGTATTTAGGTCTATCTTCTTTATTAAGGTAAAGATATGCACCAGGTGTTGATGGTGAAGAAACCAAATCAAAACAAATTAATTCAAAATCATCCTGCACTTCATTTTGTTCTCCTTTTTTTACTAAAGATCCTACACCACGAGAAGAAACACCCATAGTCACACCTTGTCTCATCATGTTTGCCGCAATGTCACCTTTTGATGAAACAATCCCTCTTTCATGAAATCCTGGTGTTGTCAATAATTTAATTTTACCCATCAATACGTTATCTTCCCACCACACATCAGTAATAAGGTGAGCAACTCTATCTAAATCAATCAGAGAAGATTCTGGGTGATTAAGTTCAGAAATAGACATCCCTCTATTGATCATCTCTTTATACTTTTCAGTTTCTCTTTTTAATATTTTTTCAGGATAAATTCTACCATTTCTATTTGGTACTCCATATTTTTGTAAAGTAGCGTAAAAAACAAATGGTTTTGAGTGGTCTAGTTGGCCATACGATTCTTTTAAAACTTGACTGTTTCTATACTCATTTGGGTTAATGATTCCAGCATCCCACTCAACAAGTATTCCTTTACCCGTATCTTTAGGTCCTAATATTTTCATAATCTTTTTTATGATAAATATTATATACTTACAGTTTGTTTCGTTTTAGTCATACTTAATGTAAAATACTTTGAATTTTTTAGGTCGTCTTTATAAACAGAAGTTAAAATATTTTTTATTTTATTTTTTAATAATATTGATTTGAAATCTAAATTTTCTTTATGAACGAATAATGTTATTTCTAAATTGAGGAAACTTTTTTTATTTTTTTGTATCCCACTAGTTCTTAAATCTAAGTCCACAATAAATTTTTTTTCAAATATTGTTCTATCAATCACTTCTAAAAGTGTATGTAAAATATTTCTTTTTAAATCTCCTGTTAATTTTGACCAATTTTCGTAGTCATCGTTTGGTTCAATCCAAGTTTGTAATATTATATAAATTGATTTTAAATTTTTTGAATCTACCGTACCATACTGACATTTTGCATCACCAAAAATATTGAGTTTTGATGTTTTTCCTTTTTTCATTTTTCATATCTTGAAAGTTTATTGTTTTAACAATTATAGTAAAACTTTTAGTTCTTGTCAAAATTTAATTTTTTTGTTACTATTTATAGTGTAAACCAAAAAAATATGATTATAGTACCTGTTAAAAATTCATCTTCTTTAGAACAAGCATTAAAAACTTATAAGTTTAAAATTTATAAAACAAAACAAATACAAAAATTACAAGAAAGGCAGGAATATAAAAAACCCTCCGTAAAACGAAGGGCTCAAATTAAAAAGGCTCAATACAAACAGAAGAATCAAACAACTTCTTGAGTTTCTTCCTCTTTTTTCTCTTCAGATTTTTTTCCAAAAATCTTTTCTGTAGATGTAAGACCTAGACAACCGAACGCTAACATTGCAACCGCATTCACTAATGTGTCTGACGGTTTAATGTCACCATGAGTATAACTATTAACATATAAAGTTATACAAAGAGAAACACCACACAAGATTCCTATAAATCTTTTTGATGAAGGGTTTCCCTTGCTGTCCGTAAACAATCTTCCAATCCCACTAAAAATTTTTTTCATAGTCCCAAACTTAGTTTTTTTAGTTTATAATAATCATAATGGCTAACTTTAGAATCCATTACTTTATTGATTGTTTTATTTATTGATTCCTTCAAATCAATTTCTTTTGATTCATTTAATGATGACCTCAATTTTTTTACCACGTCATTTTTAAGATTTTTCATTTCCACAACTAAATCATCATAACTTAAAGAAACAATACTTTCTAATTCTTTTTGTTCAGATATTGGTAATGTTGAAATTTCTTTTTTCAAAGACTCATTAGCGATTTTTACCATAGTAGAAATAGGCATATTATAATTTTCTGAAATTTCTTTTCTGCTTGGTTCTTTTATTAATAAGTTTTTGATATTTTTTTTAGATTCTAATATTGATTCTAAATTTTTTATTCCTTTAGTGTAAATTACATTATCTATATCAGAATAGTTATTTTTATTTGTTTTGTTCCAAGAAGTAATCCAATTATTTAATCTTCTAATATCTGAAGTTTGATTTTCAATTAAAATTTGAGAATACTCAATTGATTCGTTAATATAATCATTTGCTAAATCAATGTCTAAACCTTTGTTAGATGATAGATCGTCATATATAAAATATAGTTCTGCCAGATCTTTATTCTCTAAAACTATAGTATTAAATTCTTTTATGAATTTTTTAAAACTTGGTTTTTTTGCAATCCCTATAGCTGTATTTTCTATATTTGTTTTAATGTTACCGAATGTATTCATATTATTTTTTAATATAAATATTACTTATCAATCAAATTTTTTAATTTTTGATCAATTTCCACTAAAGAATTTCTACCTTTTGATAAATCTAAATTATTTGATTCGTTAAATAACGTCTCTTCCAAAATTAAATCTAAGTCATTTCTTACAAATCTTTCGGGAGTGACGCCTCCTCCTTCCGCACCGCCTGATGGTGGTGGTGGCGGAGGTGCTCCTCCACCCATGTCTCCTCCTGCCGGTGGTGCTCCACCTGCCGCGGCATCACCTCCAGCTGCTCCAGCTGCTTCACCTTCTTTTTTACCGTATAATTTATCAATATTATCAAATAAACCTGTTTTAGTGATAACTTCTGCAGTTTTTTCTAATTCAGCATAAACCGCACGTTCAACTCTTTGTTGTTGGATGTCCAATCTAATTTCTTCATCGGAAAATCCTAATATGTGTTTTTTAGCCCAAGAAGCAGAAACAGGTGCTAATGATTTTGCAATCTCAGCAGTTGCGTCTTTATATAATGTAATTTTTTCTTTCCAAATTTCTAAAGATAATAGTTCTCCTTGTTTAGACGGATTATTCAATGATAAAGTAAAGTTCGTTAATTCGTCTTCAAACCCTAATAAAAATAAATGAATAATTGCTATTTTATTTAATTCTGCAATCATAGATTTTTGAATTCTATTAATTGTTCTAGCAAATCTTATGTCTAATAATGATAAGTTTTTACCATCACCAACAGCTTCTTCAAAACCTAAATAAGCCTTTGGTATTCTAAGTGCAGTAACAAGTTTCTTTTGAATATATTCAATATCTGCAATTTCAGCTAAGTTTGATGCTCCCGCCAATGTTGTTACGGGTTCAGGTGCCGAAGCGTCACGTACAGGGATAAAGAAGTCTTGATCAACCGCCATTTGATTGTATCTCATATCAACGTTACCTGTTTTTGAATCTACAATTTGATCTCTTTTGAATTTATTTGCCACTTTTTGTACATATGCATCAACATCTTTATCGTCCATGTTACCAACAAACACTTTAAATACTCTTCTTTCGGGTGCTCTTGATACACGATAAATTAACATAGCGTCTTCACATAATAGTAGTTGTTTCCAAATACGTCTTGCTTTTTCTAACATAGATGTACCGTAAGGAAGTTTTCTATCGTCACCTAAAATTCTAAAATGACCAACTTCCCAAGTGTTAAATTCCATGTTTTTTTCTTTCCAAACAAATTTAAGTGCATCGTTCTCCATTTCTTGAGAATATTTGTCTGGTTGAAATCTCATACCTTTTTCTAATCTTTCAATTTGAATATTTGGTAATTGCTGACACCCAACTATCCCTTTTTCGGGATCCAATTTTAGATACACAAAATTATCACCAAACTTACATGTATTTCTTGTCCACATAGGTAAGTTAGTATTTATATCCAATTTGTTTGTAAAAAGATCCGTTAAAACTTGTTTTATTCTTTTTGATTCAGAATAAACTTTTAATATTAATCCGTCTTGATCTGGCGTTGTTGATTCTTCCGCATAAATGTCTAAAGCCGCTGAAATTTCAGGAGTATATTCCATTGATTCGTAATCATAGTACGACGCCATTCTTGTTGGTTCGTAATAGACCGCTTGTTGGTACAGGTTACTTTCAACTTTTTGCCATTGTTGCCCAATATATAATGATTGTTGAGCTTGTAACTTTTCAATCTCAAATTCTTTTTTATCTGTAGTTTTTAATAATTCTTTTTTATCAAATTTAAATACTGGTGCCTGTTGATCTAAAGTTGCGTTAGGTCCAAAAACCTTACCCAACCTCTGCCAAACTGTATATTTTTCTTGTGCCATATGTTTTTTATTTTAAAAATAGTTTTAGAATTTATAAATTAAACTCTTTTTCCTCCGAATAACCATAAATAGTTTTGGTAATCACTTTGTGTTAAGGAACTTCTACTCATACCCATATTCATTCTATCCATGTAACTTACAGGAACGCCTGGATTAAAATTTTGGTGGGATTCTCTAAATTCTTTTTTTTCTGTGGACCATGAATTCAACATTGCTTTAGCGTGTTCGGTTGCCTTTTCTAATTGGGCGAAAGAATTTTCCCCAACATATATCGCCATAGCTAATGCCATGATTAAATCATCATGTTGTCCCTTTTGGTGATCGGGTCTTCCATTTACATAAACAAATGTGTTTAACTCATTAAATAATCTTTGTGATCTAACACCAAAACCATGTCTCAATGATTCCTCAAAAGCTGCGATTATTTGAACTCTTTTTGAGTTAAAATTAATTCCAGGTATTTTATCTTGTGATTTTGGATCCCATTTCCATTTATCAGCCGGATTAACTCCATCCACATATAAATTTTTATACCCAAGTTCCTGTAATTTTCTTGATGTTGCAACACCCATACCTCCAGTTATATCAGTAACAATAAACGCATTATACATGGTTGCCCATTTATATGCAATTTCTGCTACAACATCAGGTGGGACTTTTCCTAAATATTCTAAAACCTGTTCTCTTTCATCAAAATCAATAATTGTAAATGTTGTAAAATCTTCACTATCTCCTCTTGAAACGTCAACCCCCATAATATATCTGTGGCCGACAATAGGTTCTTTCCATTGCCAAAGAGCACCACCCATAAATTTATTTTCGGGTTCTTTAATATGTTTTTCTTTAATTTTTTTCATAGTTTCAGCAGGTATAACATTATCCCCCGAACCTAAAAAATTACATTCCAACTCTTGTGAAATCTTTCTCTTATCAAACTTTAATTTTTTGGCCATAGCCTCAAACCAAGAACTATAAGCCTTATACCCTTCGTTTTCTATTTTTTGTTTTATCTGTTCAAAGTTTCTTTCACTAACTTTTATATTACCATAATCAATTGTGATATCTGTATCAACATAATCACCTCTATTTAACATGTAATGAACAATATCATCACATTTAATTAGTCGTAAATCTTTAGAGTATCTTGGATCTCTAAACCAATACATTTCAGTTATTCTAAAGTCATTCATTCCTTTAACTGCCTGACTGTAAATAGAATAATAAATTGGATCAAATCCGTTTGGTGTTGATATTACAATTACTTTACCTCCTGTTGAAAGGGACGCCATACAAGCAGACCAAAAGTCCTCGTCCGCATTGATGTACGCGGCCTCATCAAATATCAATATTGTTGGTGTATAACCACGTAAGGCATCTTTTGATGTTGCAACTGCCTTAACCTCACAACCATTAGTTAATTTAAAGTGTCTCTGTGAGTTTTTTTCAGAAGAAAACCCAACACCCATCCATTTTGGCCATTGGTCAACAAACGCACGAACTTTATTTGCCATTTCCACGGCAGTATCCATTTTGTTGGCAATTATAAGGATTTTTTCAGGTTTTTCTTTACGAGCGAAAACTAATCTTTTTGATGCCCATGCAGAAGTCACAGTAGACACGCCCGCCTGACGATACTTTAATGCAATATTTTCTTCACATGTATCGTAATCTTTTACAAGGGTAACTTGATCATTAAATAATTCTAACGGTACGTATTTGGATTGTGTATTGTCGTATGTTTGTAGATATGTTTTTAATGCGTAAGGAGTATCATTTACACATTTTGCATATTCTAATAACGCTTGTTCTTTTGTTAACGACATTCATTATCTTTTGTTTCTTCTGATTGCGTATAATAATTCACCTTTTGTTGTGTGTGGAGGTAAATGACTTTCAATCAATCTCATTATTCCTTCTTCTAATTTTTTAACATCTTCTTTTGAATCTGATTTTTTGTTTGTTTTTCTTGTCGGTAATCCCTTATGTTTTGTTTTAGCAAAATCTTCGGCATCTTCAGGATCAATATCTTTAGCCACTTTTCCGGCTTTACCTTTTTTTGGTGTATCTCCTTTTTGCATTCCTCTTACAATACCAAAAAATTGTTGTTGTTTTTTTGACATTGCCTTTTCTTTAACCTCTTTATTTTTACCAACCTTTTCTTCTTCACCTAATTCGGTTTCGGTTGTTGTTATAATAGCGCTATTTCCCTGAACCTCAACTTTAGAACCTGCTGCAACTGTCGCATTTCCACCCTGTGGTACGGTTGTTTTAGTTGCAGTTACTGTCTCTGTTTTGTTTGGGGGAACTGTTTGTTCTTTTACTACTTTACTATAAAGTAAATTAAGTTGGTCGTTAGACATTTTTTCTAAAGTTGAAATTGAAAATCCTTCATGTAAAAGGATTGCTATTTTAGGATTAATATGTTTCATCTTGAACTAAGTTTTTTTCCCATTTTAATACGATGTCTCTTTCGTATAATTTATTTTCTACTGTTTCTACGGTATCTCCGTATTGAAAAACTAATCTTTTTCTTTTGTGTATTAAAATTTCATCACTATCTGATCTTTCCCAAGCTAAAGATATGACACCGTCAATTGCATCATAAACACCAAAAAAATCAGAGTTTTGAATTAAGTTTAAATCAATTTCTGAATTTTTTAAAACCCCAACTTTTTTTATGTAATCAAAATTAGGCGGTAACGGTTTTCCTGATGCTGGTTCGGCATCCCAATCTTCACCCCAAACATCATCCAAGTCTGAAAATATAAATTCATATATATTATCTCCTTTATAGTTTGGTCCTAATTCGTTTACATATACTAAAATCATATAATTATTCCTCTTGGTGTTACTTTATATTGTTTGTTTTCAACAACAAAAATTAAGTTTTCTTTATTTGATTTACCTAAAAATTTTGCATTTTTATTTGATTTATAAAATTCATTGGCTGACTCTAATTGAGAAAGACTTTCACTAAGTTTTATAAATTCTTTTTTAACTTCAATTCTTTTTAATTTTTCCTTTAAAAAATCCTTTTTTCTTTTTTCCTCAAGAATTGGTTTTTCTTCAGGTTTGATATCAAAATATTTAGATAAAACTTTTTCTACTTTAGATTCAGCAAATAATGAATCCATAATGTGAGAATAACCTTCTGTTTTCTCAGGTGCTGGCGATGTCCCCATATCAGGAGGTGTCATTTCACCACCCATATCCATTTCACCACCCATATCAGGTTCTTCCATTCCTAAATCGTCACTTCCCTCCATATCAATTTCTTCATCACCCATATCATATTCATCAACCTCGTCAAATTTTGCCATAATATCATCTCTATCATCCTCATCTAAATTTTCTAAATTTATCGCAGATAATATGGAATTTACAACATATTTAATATCTTGAGAATCCATACCTTTGTCTTTATCAAAAGATCTAATTTTTTGACTTAACCTTCCTGTTAGTTTTTGAATTGATTTTAATCCTGAAGGTCCTGATGGTTCTTCACCATCTTCAGGTTCGCCCATATCGTCCATTGGTGGTTCCATTCCTTCTCCGCCCATATCATCTGATGGTGGTGATCCTGCTCCCATGTCGTCCATAGGTGGTGCTCCTGCGTCTGTTGGTGGTGCTCCTGCACCCATATCGGCTGGTGGTGCTCCTGCACCCATATCAGCTGGTGGTGCTCCTGCACCCATGTCGTCCATAGGTGGCGATCCTGCTCCCATATCGTCCATAGGTGGCGATCCTGCTCCCATATCAGATGGTGGTGCTCCTGCTCCCATATCGGCTGGTGGGGCTCCTGCTCCCATATCAGCTGGTGGGGCGTCAGTGGTTTTTGGTTTATTTTGTTTTAATACGAATTTTTTTTTTCCTTCAGCTTGTTCACCAATCAAAGGAATACCATATTCATAACCTGTGGATCTATTAATTTCTCCGGCCATGATATTCAATCTTTTCATTGCTTCTGAATAAGATTTATAATGTCTTCTATGTTTCATAGATTCTGTATAATCCAAAGTAGATTCATTTAATCCGCTTTTAATTATATAACCTAATTTTTCTTTTACAATACCATATGTTTTACCATCTGATAAAGTTATAGTATAATTTGTGGTAGAAAGTTCATTAATCTCTTGTTTAGGTACTTCATTATATCGTGCAATTTCCATGATACGTCTAATTTTATCCATACCTTGTAATTTTTCACTACCTAAAGGTCTTAAATCTGCCATTTTAATTTGTTTTAATTGTTTAGTACATTAAGTATTAGGGTGTTTAATCCTAAAACATTTTTTTATATAAATATATTGTTTTTTTGTATTTTGCAAACTACTCGTAATTTTCTTGTTCTAAAGATAATTTTTTATCTATCATAGTATTTTTATAATCGTTAAGTTTACCTATATATCCACTTCTTCTTAGGTATTTAAAAACTAAATTTTCATAAGAAAACTCACCTTCTTTTTTTAAACCACACGATCTGTATTTTCTAATTTTTTCTTTATACTTATCAATTAGTTTTGTGGCGGTTTCTAAATCTTCATCTTCAGCATTTTCTAAAACACCGTCAATAATATCCATCCATTGTTGTGCCTTTTCTTTTAATTTTTTCTCATTGACCTTAAAGTCTTCTTTTTGTGGTGTTTTTAACCACTTGTCATAAATTAAAGAATATACACCCATACTTTCGTTTTCTTCATTAAGGTCCTGTACATATAACTCAACCTCATAACCTTTTATTCTAATATCATGAGAAGAATTAAAAACTGTTTTTTTTAATCTGAATAGCTCTTCGTATGTTTCTTTTTTTTCACCAGCGTCATTGAAATCATAAATAATATGTAAATCAAAATCAGAAAACTCACTCCAATTATAACCAGTTAAAGATCCTAATAAGTAAACATCGTGAACAAAAATCTCCACGTTTAAAAAATCAATAAATAAATTTGCGATCTTTAACAACCTATCCCTTATTTGGGTATCTAATTTAGGTTTTGTTGTGTTTTTTGAACTTTCCCAAACTTCGGGATTTAATTCATCCTGTAAATAAAAACTTTTGATTATTTTTTTATCAATTGCCATGTATATAAATATGGCGTAATATTTATTTATCTATTTTTTTATATTTGAATGTTTTTGATATTTGAGTATTAAAGAATTTACCCTGAGATTCTGAAAGTCTAAATTGTGCATAGATATTATGGGGAACTTCATCATATTCATATTTGAAACCATTTTTAAATTCAACAACTAACTTCTTTGTTTCAGTATCATATGTTGTTGTTTTTAAATTACTAGAGTCTATCTCACAAGTAATTTTTGTTCCATCAATATCCGTTCTTTTAATTGCCATATTTTTTTATTAAAAATAATATTAAAAAAGTTTTTTAAATCAAGAAAAAAGATTTATATTTGTAGTATAATTATTAACCAAAAAATAAACATTATGAAAACCTTTTTTAAATTAACTTTTCTTTTTTTAATTTCTTCTTTTTCCTTTTCACAAGAAAATGAAGATATATGGGATTACAAATTAAAATTTAAATCCAAAGGTCAAATAATGTATAAAGCTAAAGGTAAGTTATCATTTGAGGACATAAAATCTAATTCGGTTGATAGTTCGGTGACAATGATTGATGAGAATATTAATATCTTAGTTGACAGATATTCTCAAAATGATTTTATTGTGATTCAAGAAAATGATATAACTGTTCTACAAAGATTAATATATGGGTTTGAACAAAAACCAAATGAAGATAAATTCTATTACACAGGATACCAATGGGAGGGTGGTTTGATTAAACAAGAATATGATATTGATTTCATTTACACAAAAAATTTGTCTAAAAATCCTTGTAAGTATTTTTACGATAAGATTGAAAATCTAACAGTATTAATTGAGTATATTGTTGTAAAATAAAAAAGGGAGTTAGACTCCCTTTTTTTATACTGTTTTTATTAAAGTTTCTATTGAATTTTTTGCGGAATTAAGACCGGTAAGTAAGGTAGTAGGTATTTTTGAATAATCCGTTTTAACTCCTTGAGCATTAGTGGATATTGTACCTCTAAGAGCATAACCAAGTTGTTGTAAACCTTTGTCTCCACTTTTTATATAACTTGTAGCCGCTTGATATAAAGCACCTCCTTGAATTGCTGTCCCTCCTTTTTGCTGAGAGTTTTTACTATAATTACCAATTTGGGTGTCTCCTAAACCAAATATAGTAACGCTAGATAACCCTACTTGCCCCTCAACTTTACAATTAGTTGTCACTGTAAACATAGCTAAAGTTACTGAAGATTTACCCAAAGGTTGACCTGCCGAATTAACTACACTTATATATGATGAATATTGTTTACCCATAGGACAATTGTTAATTTTTCTTTCATTTGGTCCACCGAACGCTAACTTATACCCACCTTTAGGTAACATTGAATTAACGTTATCAACAAGTTGTTTTAGCGCCCCTGTATAACTATCATTATATTGTTCGTTTAATACTCTTCTTACAATTCTTGTAAGATCTGATTCTGTTAGTCTAACTATTCTTTTCATACTTTTAATTTATTTATTTATTTGATGTCTAACTAATAAATATATTAAAAACACAAAAAAAATTTGTAGATTAAAAAAATATTATTATATTTGTAATATAATTATTAACCTAAAAAATAAACCACATGAAAACACTATTGATCTTCTTACTTACAGTTTTAAGTTTTATCTCTTTTTCACAACCACAAGAATATAGTAGTGATGAAGGTCCGTGGAATTTAAAAATAGAGTTCCTTTCAAGTGGTCAAGTAATGTATAAAGCAAAAGGAAGACAAAGTTTTTACAACATTAAAAACAAAAGTTACGACACAATAGTAACACCAAAAAACGAAAAGGTAATGGTGTTGATAGATGAGGTAAGTCATCAAGATTTTATAGTTATTGATGAAAATGATTTAGTAGCATTACAAAGACAAGTATTTAATTTCAAAAAAGAAACAAACTCAATTAAATTTGTTTACACAGGATACAAGTGGAAAAATGGATCAATAATTCAAGAATATGATATGAATTTTGTTTACACCTCAGATATGTCAAAAAGTCCTTGTCGTTATTTTTATGATGAAAGTGAAAATGTAACTATTTTAGTTGAGTACATACCAGTAAACTAATATTACTATAAAATAAAAAAGGAGGATCAAATCCTCCTTTTTTTGTTATTTAATTTTTTGTTATGCATTTACAGGTATAAATGTCTGTATTGCTTTTTTAACCGAATTAATTCCTGTTAAAATTTTTCCTGGTATTTGTGAAAAATCAGTTACTTCATTTGTTTTAGTATTTCTACTTTTTCTTCCATATAAAGCGTTACCTAATATTGTAAGTTTTGGGTTTCCACTAGTCTCAAGAGCCTTTGCAATCTCATATATTGGTGTATAATTAAAATCCGGACTAACAGGATATTTTAATTTTTTAGTTTGTACATCTAAAGTTTTTTGAGCTCTTGCCACTTGTTTATCACCTATAGGATTTGTTAATGTTACTGAGACGGCCTGAACAACTCCGTCTTTCATTTTTAAAACCCCAAAACGGAAAAGTAAACCAGAACCGCCCATACCTAAATTTTTCATATCTATACCTATAGACGCATTGATTTGTTCTGTACCGCCAGGTTGTTTTGTAATGTTAGGTTGATATGCAATAAGTCTTGCACTATTTGCCGGTAGCTTTGAATTTACATCATCAACTATACGTTGTAATGCGGATGCCCAATTATCGTCATATTGCTCATTTATTACTCTTCTTACAATTCTTGTAAGATCTGATTCTGTTAATCTAACTATTCTTTTCATTTTATTTATTTATTTATTTATTATGCCTTTGCTTTTACCATCGTATGTAATGATTTTATTACAGAATTAAAAGAATTAACAATTTCAGTAGGTATTGCAGAATAATCATAAACTATTTGTCCTTTATCGTTCTTTCCTTTTTGGCCTTTTAAAACCGAACCAAGTAGTTGTACTGATTTATCAGGAGTCTTTTGTAATGCAGACCCAACCGTAAATAAAGTACCTGTACTGATTTGACCACCAGGGCCTACTTCTAATTTTTTTGTAGTGGGGTCAATCGTTTTCATTGAACCAAAAACAACAGATCCGTCGTTTATAGGGTTTCTAAAGGTAGGGTTAACAGATGTAACTACACCGTCTTTTTGTCTCAAAACACTAAACATCATTAATAAACCATCGGTTGAGCTACCTAAACTTTTAAAATCCACAGTAACCCATGCGGTTCTTGAATTTGGTGAAGTTGGGTGTGGATCCGGCCCAATCGCTTTTAATTTTGGGCATCCTTTTGGTAATTTTGAGTTAACTGATGCGACCATACTCTGTATCCCCGCAAACCAATTATCGTCATATTGCTCATTTATTACTCTTCTTACAATTTTTGTAAGATCTGATTCTGTTAGTCTAACTATTCTTTTCATAATTTTATTTTCTTTTCAAATAAATATATTCCTTTTAAAAAAAAGTTGTAAATCAAAAAAAAAAACCCATCCTTACGGACAGGTTTAAAAACTAAAATAAGAACATTTTTATTTTAAACTTCTAATTTTATCTCTTATTTTGATTGCATTTTCAAAATCTTGTTTTTTTACATATTCATCTAGTTCTTTATTAAGTTTTGTAAGTTCTTCTTTATTTTTTTCTAAATTTTTAATCTTGTCTCTTAACTCTACCGCCTCTTCAAAATTCTGTTCATCAACAGCAATATCTAATTTTTGTTTCAGTAAAGATATTTCATCTTGTTTATTAAGTCCCCCACGTTTATTTGTAACGTAGGTAAATGAGATACTACCATCTTCAGACTTATAGTTTTTTCTTTCCCAATTATCACCATTAAATAATGGATCTGATGACCATAGTTCATTAAATAATTTTTCAAAATTTCTACTAAACATAATTTTATTTTTTTTATAAGTTTATTTTGGTATGATTTTACACCAATTAAATGCCAAACATAAAAACATGACAAAATGTCAGTATATATGACATGATGACAAAAAATTAAAAATTATTGATTATTAATCTATATTTAATTAACTTTTAAACAAATAAAAAATTAAAAAAATTATTATGATTGAATCATTTGACGAATCAGAAAAATCTAAAAGTAAAAATACAGAGACAAAAACAAAAACACCTGTTTTAGATAACTTTTCAAGAGACCTTATAAAACTGGCGGAAGAAGGAAAATTGGATCCTGTTGTTGGTAGAGAAAATGAGATTAATAGAATCGCTCAAATACTTTCTAGAAGAAAGAAAAATAACCCAATTATTTTAGGTGAACCAGGTTGTGGTAAAACGGCAATAGTTGAAGGATTGGCTAAAAAAATATTTGAGGGTGATTGTCCACAGAATTTATCAGGAAAAAGAATTGTTTCATTAGACATGACATCAATTGTTGCGGGAACAAAATATAGAGGTCAGTTTGAAGAAAGAATGAAAGTAATTATTGAAGAGTTATACAACAATCCTGATATAATTATTTTTATTGATGAAATACATACAATGATTGGTGCGGGTAATTCATCGGGATCAATGGATGCGTCAAATATATTTAAACCGGCATTATCTCGTGGTGAATTACAATGTATTGGTGCAACTACACTTGAAGAGTATAGAAAAAACATTGAAAAGGACGGAGCATTAGAAAGAAGATTTCAAAAAGTAATGGTTGATCCATCAACAAAAGAAGAAACCTTACAGATACTTCAAAATTCAAAAGATAGATATGAAAACCACCATAAAGTAACTTATAGTGATGATATATTAAAATTATGTGTTGAGTTAGCTGACCGTTATATTACAGATAGAGAGTTTCCTGATAAAGCATTTGATATTATTGATGAGGTTGGCGCAAGATCTCAAGTTGAAATTAAATTACCTGAGATTATTGAGGACCTAAAAAGGCAAGCTCAAGAAATCAAAGAAGAAAAGGTTAGAGTTATCAATAGTCAAAGATATGAGGAGGCCGCAAATCTTAGAGATAAAGAAAGAAAAGTTTTAAATGATTTAGAAAGAGAAAAGGCTGAATTTGAAAAAAATAGAAATTTATTTAAAAGAGAAGTAACTGACGATATTGTATATGATGTTGTATCATTAATGACAAAAATTCCAATATCAAAAATTTCAACAGACGAAACCGAACAATTAAAAACTTTAAAAGATACTTTATCAACAAAAGTTATTGGTCAAGATGATGCTGTTGCAAAAATATCAAGATCAATTCAAAGAAATAAGGTCGGATTAAACGACCCTAAAAAACCAATATTTAGTGGATTATTAATTGGTAATTCGGGTGTTGGTAAAACTGAGTTAGCAAAACAATTGGCAAAACATATGTTTAATACCGAAGACGCACTTATTAGATTAGATATGAGTGAATTTTCAGATAAAATTGCAACATCAAAATTAACAGGAACATCACCGGGTTATGTTGGTTATGAAGATGGTTCTCCATTTTTAAATAAAATTAAAAATAAACCTTATTCTGTAATATTGTTAGACGAAATAGAAAAGGCACATCCTGAAATTTTTAATGTATTTTTACAAATGTTAGATGAAGGTTTTTTAACTGACGGTCATGGTAGAAAAATTAATTTTAAAAATTGTATAATTTTAATGACTTCTAACGTTGGGACAAAGGTAGTTCAAGATTTTGGTACCGGTGTTGGGTTTGCAACAAATTCAAAAGTTGAGAAAAAAGAAGAGGAGGTAAAATCACTTTTAGAAAAAGAATTATTCAAAAAGTTTGCACCTGAATTCATTAACCGTTTTGATGAGATAATTTATTTTAAAGACCTTAATGAAACTGACTTATTAAAAATTGTAGATCTAGAACTTGAAAAAGTTTATGAAAGAGTATCTGCAATTGATTTTGAATTAGAAGTGGATGAGACATTAAAAAAACATATAATAACTGTTGGTACAGACACTAGATTTGGTGCTCGTATATTAAAAAGAACCATTCAAAAATGGGTTGATGATGCGGTTACCGATAAAGTAATTAGCGATAACCCTGAAAAAGGATCCAAGTTTATTTTATCATATAATGAAAAAGATAAAAAAACTGAGGTTAAAATAAAAAAACCAACAAAACGTAAAAAATAGTTTTGTAAATATCAAAAGTTTTCGTATGTTTGTATTATAATTATTTAATATAACACATATGAAAACTTTTCTTTTTTCTTTATTCTTATTTTTATCTTTGTTTTCTTTTTCTCAAAAAAAAGATAGACATGACAGTATTTCAAAATTTATTTTAGATCTTGAAAATTCAATTATTGAAAGTATTAACGAACACAGAACAAAAAATAATATCATCACAGTAAATAGAGAATCTGTTTTAGATAGTGCGTCAAGTTATCATAATGAATATTTAAAGGTTTTAAATGGGGATAATTCAAAAAGTTTCTACATATCACACACCGAAGTTAGAACCGTAGACAAATTAACATATGTGGGTGATAATGAAATATTAAAAACTTCAGATGATAGAGTATTAAAATTTGACAAAGAAAATAAGTTCAATAATGTTTATGAAATTATTTTTGGAATAGGTGGTTTATCACGAATAATCAATAATCCCGATAGAAGTGAAAAAATTATATCAAATTACGTTTTAAATGCTTGGTTAAACTCTAAAGGTCACAAATATACAGTAGAAAATAGTAGATTAAATAAAATAGGGGTCAGTGTTTATTTTAATATAGAATCTAATACCTTATGTGTTGTTTCGGTTTTATCTAATAAAAAATTAGATTAAAAAACTTTATTATAACCTCTTAAATTTTTACTCCACCAAGCACCTCCTGCCTGTAATTGACCCGTAAAAATATTTTTATGAACTATTCTATTTGTTGTTCCTGGCCACCAGTCAAAGTCAATATCAAAATTAAATTCCACACCCGTATCAGGGGCACCAACCCATACAAGTTTTATTAAACTTTGGCCGATCTTACCTTTTACTCCCGTTTTTTCCTTCTTTACCACAGCCTCTTCAACATATGCCATAAACCCAACTTTAAATCCTCCATATTGTCCAATATTAGGATATTTACTTTTATCTCTTGTATCATCTGTTTTACCACCCGTATCGGTAACCCTCAATTCTTGACTTAATTTAAAATCACCATACCTTTTAATTCCCGGTAGTTTGTCTAAAGCCGCAAGTACTGCTGCTGTTAAATTTTTATTTCTTCTTATTGCTAAGTTTGTGTTCGATTTATCCTCACCAGTTGTAGGTAAGTCATTAAGGTTTTTAACCTTTGTTCCATCATTTTTATGTGTAAAATCTAAAGCTTTTTTTCCTGACCAAATATTACTTGCCGATGAGGTGGTGTCCATATATTCAAACACAATTGCAGATTTTGTTAATCCAGCATTTATATCATCAACTATATCCCTACCCGTTTTAGTAACTATAACTTTTTTTGTCTTTTCATCTGTAAGTTCAAAGGTGGTATTCATAAGTTGATCATATATTGTTTGAACAGTTTTATCAACATAAGTGGTATCAACAACATCGCTACCAGGGGCAAAACCTGAATCTTCATTAGGTATAACAATTTGTTTGGTGTCTTGTAAAAAATACGTCCCCCCCTCACCTCTTTTATATGATGCTGGTGTTATCATCTCATAAACAACTGCGGTTTCTAACGCACCTTTTGATACTTCTCTAGATACAGGTTGTACTAAAGTGTAACTTGTACCATCATCTTCAGTGACAGTCACATTTTGACCTACTAAAGCACTACAACTAGGTGCACCAATAGTTGGACCTTCACAGTTAGCCATGTTAATATCATTTAAACTTTCTCTTATTTCTGCTATTATTTGTTCTTCTGTTGGTGCTCCCTCTCCTTGTGGAAACGTCACTGTAAGTTCTGGTTTTATTTTTGACGCTTTCTTTTTACCTTCTTCGGGTTGTGATAGATTATTTTTTAAATCAACTATTTTGAATTTCCATCTTTGAGCCTTTTTAAATATTTTTCTTAAATCTCTTCTTTTTTGTCTGCTTAATTTTTTTATGTGTTCTGACTTTGATGCGACTTGTAAAAATTCGTTGAATCCGTTAGCCAGTGCAGATTTAACATTTGGTGGTATCATTGCCCAATCTTTATTACCACCTATATCTTCATTCATTTTTGCTAGTAGATCGGCACCGGTATTAAGTTCTTTATCTATTTCTCTATATTTTTTGTAATCTAAAGTTAATCTAGCTTCGGCCCCTCCACCATGTTTACCCCACCACCTTGGGTATTTTTGGCCTTTGACTTTTGCACCAAAATCAAACTTTTTTCTAACTACAGGATCATCTTCATCCTCAGTTAAAAATTCTTTATTAATTGCTCTATGGTGCATTTCTAAAATTCTTTCATTTTCATTATCATAAAAATCTATTTTATTTTCAGATAATACACTATTATTATTTGCGTCGTAATTTGATAATTCTTGAAACCTTTTAATTTCACTCTCTAATAAATTTTTTTTCATAAAATTTGTTTTTTCTATATAAATATACTATCTTTATAAAAAAATTAAATGAACATAAATAAATTCAAAGAGTTGCTATCAGTCCCTTCTAAAACATATCAAGAAGAAGATATGGTAGAATATCTTTGTAATGAACTTGACACAATTCCAGGCGTCTCCTACTACCGAGATGATATGATGAATATATATGCAACTAAAGGTGAATTAAACGAAGGTGAATACTACCCAATGTTTATTGCACACACGGACACCGTTCATCATAAGGTAGATAAAATAGTAGTTAAAGAAGAAGACCTCATCAGACCCAATACATTTGGAAAAAAGTTTGATGAGGTTAAAGTCCCATGTTTAAAGGCGTACACCGAAGATGGTAATCCAACAGGTATTGGTGGTGATGATAAATGTGGTATTTTTATCTGTTTAGAGTTATTAAAAACTTTAGATAAAGTAAAAATTGGTCTATTTGTTTCAGAAGAGACAGGTTGTCACGGATCTTCAAAATGTGATGAAAACTTTTTACAAGATGTTGGATACATTACGCAATATGATGCACCAGGAAATCATTTAATCTCCGAGATTTGCTCGGGAGTTCGTTTATTTGAACGTGATAGTGAATTTTTTATTAAAACATTAGATGTTATTGAAAATGCGTTTGGAAATGAAATGCTTGTTCAATCACACCCCTATACTGATATATCACAATTAAAAAAGAAAATTGATGTTTGTTGTATCAATATGTCTTGTGGTTATTATAACATGCACTCAAACCAAGAATTTATTTCAATAGAAGATGTTGAAAATGCAATTACAGCAGGATTAAATATGGTTAAAGAATTGGGTTTGAAAAAATATAAATACGAATATAAACCAATTGTTTATACACCACAAACTGTTATGAACTCGTTATTACAATTTCAAGATGAGGAAGAAGATTACCCTGTTCATCAATTAGAAAGTATTGATGTAATTGAAGAAAAAGATGGTATTACAATATCAGATATTTTTGATGGTAATAATCTTTTTATAAATGATGATGACTTGGTTTACTTATATGAGATATTAAAGGAACGTCTTATTTCTAAGTATTGAAAATTTATCAAGATGCTCCATCATGTTAAATAACTTTTCATTATAAATCATACTAATTAAACTATCAATATCAGTTTTTCCTACTTTAGTATTCCACTTATTATGAATTAAGTTTTGAAGATAAGGTTCTTTAATTTTATATCTAATTAAACTAGTACTTGGTTCAATATCATCAATTAATATTTCATATTTTTTGTCTTTTGTTCTGATCCAAGTATTAATACCCCCAAGTTCCATTACTTTATCTAAAACTTCAAAATATTTTTCATCATATTTTTCAGAATCACTTTGTATTTCTTCCAATTTCTTTTCTAATACTCTTTCAACACCACTATTCCAAGTCTCGTCAAATTTTTGACTATCCCAAAATTCATATTGCATTTCATAATAAACCGGCAAATGTCTAATACCATCTTTTTTAATGGCTTCAAATAATAAATCTAAAAGTTTATCTTCATCAGTTCCAAAACGAGCATATAACATCATACAAGATCCCCAATCCATTTGATATTTCCAAAAACAATATTTTTGACTATACCTTTCAACACCAACATTTTTTAAACAATCACAATATGTGTCTTTAATTCCTTTTGGTATTTCATCTACAACTGCAGCATAATTCGCATCTGTGTAGGCTTCTGTTATTTCATCACCAATATTTATCGTCTCTAAAAAATCTCTTATTTCAATATTTAATTCTGATTCAAGAGGAGTTCCTTCTTCCAACATTTTTGATAGTTTTGTATAAAGTCTTGGTGAAATGGTTTTTGTTATATCTCTAATTAATTCTAAATGATTTTTTCTAAAACGATCTGTAACATATCCTTCTTTCCAATCATCACTATCTCTATTATAAAAGTCATCATACCACTCCCATCTACCGTTATACATCGCATCATAATATCTAGCATCATATTCACCATCATCATCTTCACCGTAAACATCAGGAAAGAAAAATTTTAAATAATCTTCTAACCCATCAAAAGTAAAAATTATACCATCGCGAGTAACTTCAATAATATCATCAAAACTTTTACCATCAGATGTTTCAAAAGTAACTCTATATGGACTGATTCTATTTTTTGCTAAATGCATGATGTTTTTATAATCAGACCAGTTGTCAGGATCTTCATCTTCGTTTTCAAAAATAAACTTTTTTTTCAACATATTTATATAAATATATTGGATAATAGAAACAAATATATTATCTTTGTATAAGTTCTTTGAAAATATGGGGGTGTTTTTGGATTTGACAGGTATCGGCTGAGGAATAAGGGCACGTGGGGACTGAATTAATCTCCTTAAAAACTGATTCACATTTATATACGGCAACGTACTTGATAACCTTTCAGTGGTTGGTTTAATTTCAACTGAGCAAGTTACTGTAGCTTAAGTTAAGCACGGAAACGGGGGGTCGGTGGACATATAACCTAGCAACAGAAGTCTTTACAAAGGTGTGGTTTCTACCCGAAAAGGAACAACCCCTAATAATCAGGGGGTCATTTGATTGTATCTGTTTGTTGGTTCGGATTTTAAAAAACCATCTATTTTGGAACATTAGAAAATGTTAACCTAAACGTGTAGTCCTTATCTGACAGGATATTATGGACCGGAGTTCGAGCCTCCGCACCTCCACCAATTAAAAAACCCACTCTTTTGAAGTGGGTTTTGTTTTTTAGGTTAAACCCTAATTACTTTTTTGTTGTGTCAACAACAACGTCTGTAGCAGTTGCCGTAGAATCAACCGCAGTTGCTTCAGGTGACGCTGTAGGTGTAGCCACTTCAGTAGCATTTTGAGTTGCCGTTTTTTCACCACAAGAAGTCAATAGAGAAATTGTGGTCAAAACCGTAAGACACACTAATACTAACTTTTTCATTTTATAAAAATTAAACGTTTATTTATATAATATATATCATAAAAAATCATTTAAGTCAATTGGTTATATCAAAAATTGTTGTATCTTTGTGATATGCAAACATTCCTTCCATATTTAGATTTTAAAAGGTCATTAGAATCTTTAGATAATAAACGACTCGGTAAACAACGAGTTGAGGCTTACCAAATTATATCTGCAATCACGGGCAGACCAAAAAAGAATGGACAACCATATAAGGGTTGGACATCACATCCTTGTTCTGTTATGTGGCGTGATTATGTAAATGCTCTTAAACTGTATTACAACGACTCTATTGACGTGTGGAAGTCTCGTGGATTTAAAAACACAATGGAATATGAAACTATTGAAGGTGAGTTTATTTTACCTCATTGGTTGGGTGATCCTGAATTTCATGCATCTCACAGATCCAACTTATTAAGAAAAGATTTTGATTATTATTCAAAACACGGGTGGACTGATAATCCTGAAGATCCTTATGTTTGGATGGATGATAAAGGATTGTGGTATAAACAAATGGTTGGTACTAAAGAGAGAATGTATTTTGAGGTATTCAGTTAATCATAAATAATATAATACTTCTGCAGTACCTAAAAATGTTGCATTTGCACTTAATGGTGTTATACACACCCACATTTCATCAAGTGTTCCATTAACATTAGAACCAACTCTAATTTGGTTATCATCCACCTTAATCGTTGTAAGTGCTGATGTTCCAGATTCACCAATTAAGGATGACATAATGTGACCTGGCGATGTTATTGTTGCCGTCACAGTTCCGTTGTAAACTGAATATTGAAATGGTGAATTTGGTATGTCTGTCCAACTTGGGGTTACAGATAATGTAGGGTTATATTCAATGGTTAGTAGGTAATTGTCATTTGAGGTGTTTAAAATACTCAAACTACTATATTGTGATGTAACTGATTTATAACCTTGTTTAAGTCTATAACCAATATATGGGTATTTTGTACCTGATAAATCTAAAGTTGCTACTGTTGAGTTTATAACTCCAACAGTTGAGTACAACCCGTTTAATGCACCTTCTGAACACACTTGTGAACAAATCATATCAAAATACCCCGAACCAACACCAATCTGTCTTATCTCATATCTAATTGGTTGATTGGGTGATGACATATAAACGTTTGGTTCATTATTTGCACAATTATGTTCTGTAAAATAAAATAATTGTCCCGCAATATCCAAACCAAATCTCATTCTACCAACACCTAACCATTGATAATCAACCGACATTAAATTAGTGTTAGACCAATTTATTCCTACTGGGTCAAACCCATTAATATCCCACACTGTTGTTGCGGCACTATATATCGTTGTACCCGACCTCCATATCTGAAAACTTATTTCATTTGTAACCCCATTACTTTCCAAAAAGTATCCATCAAAAACCGAATTGTATGGTGACCCTGTTATTGTTGTAAAAGCCCCAACTCTTTTTATGATATTTGTTTCTAATTGAAAATTTGAGAAGCTCGCTTGGTATAATTGACTCTTCCCTGGTTGATAAATTGGGTGTGTTTTACCTTGTCTAATTACCAAATCATTATTTGCGGATGTTGACATTCTAACTCTAGCATACTCTTGATTAAATATTGATGTTGCGGTTCCTGCAGTAACTTCGTTTATTTGTAGTGGGTTTTTATCATAAACGTGTTTTATATCCACTAAATTTTGTACCGCGGCAGTTCTTAGTCTACCAAAAGCGTCAAGATTTGGGCTATCAGAATAAGAAACTTTATTGTTAAAAATGAAACTCATATTATCCACCAATTATTATTTCTTGCCACAAAAGTAAGTGACATATAGTTTATGTTCATATCTATATAACTATTACCATCTATCAAACCTGACGTTGGTGTTACCCTAATCCGATAAGTTCCTGCGGTTCCTCCTTCATCCTTTATTATTAAACTATACCCATCTTTTGATGTTGTTGACGGTAAAGTTATATCAACATTTGTTAACCCACTTACCCCCCAATATGTTTTATCCCACGTTATAGATTGAGAACTTGTTATACCTGTAGTATCATAATATCCATTAGGTAAATTCAAATATGTTGTTGCGTATATTGTTGAGGACTCAATATTTGTTTGGCCTGTTAATATTCCGTTTTCCCAATCAAAAGAAATCGTTGCTCCGTCAGATTTTGTTAAAATCCTATCCCCCCAATTTACAGAGCCAGCTGAAGCTATATCTAATAGTTTTCTTTTACTTGAAGCCCACTCTAAGGCGGATGTACCTAAATCATCGTACATACTTCTTTGACCCCAATCTACACTCACAAAGGATGATGGATCCACCAATTCTCTTGTTGATGTATCAATGGCGGTTGAGGTACCTGTTGAGTCTATTATAATCGTATCTCCCGTAATAGTTAATCCTGATGTAAAAAACGTTTGTCCTGTAACAGTTCCACCACTTAATGGTAAAAAATCACCAACTACCACCGTATTTCCCGTTATTCCTGAAGTTAAATATGTTTGTAAATCACTAACGTATGTGTGTACCGTATCGCCTGTCGTGGCACTAAAATACGTAACCAAAGGAACCAAAGTATTTCCTGATATTTTACCACCATCTATATATGGTAATTCGGAGATTTTTTTATTCGCCATTCTATTTTATTTAATAAATAGTTTTTTGTATTTTTTATGTACAACAAAAGTCGCTATTTGAAAATGATTCTAAAACATTAACAAAAATTTTTTCAGTTAATGGTAATGTGATTTCACCTTGATCGTTTGAAATTCTAAACTCAACCTCAAACCTACCAATATCTGATGTATTCTTTTTTGTAAATTGATAATATATTGAATTATTTTCTTGTGAATACACACAAACACCTTTAGCGATTTTATATATCCCTGTTTCAACATTTTTCATATACAAATAAATTGTTGCCTCAGATAAGTTAGTATTTTTAAAATTATAATCTAATCTACCTGATTTAAACAAATCAACTTCTAAATATGGTAACGTTGCCCTTTTTCTGATATTAAATTCCATATATAATAAATACCCTAATAAAAGAAAAGGTATTCCTCTCGGAACACCTTTCTTAGATTTAGAACACCTCCCTTTCTTTAAGGTTTATGAAACTAAGATTCTACCCAAAGTTTCTACCGTTATACTTGTAATCCGCCAACGGCATTGCGAAAGTCATCCATTTTTTTATTAATATTTTGAAATACAACATCAATTTGTGGATCTATCTTTTCTTTTATTTTTTCTATTATGGTTTCTAATATTAAATCTTTTGGGTTTTCAGTTTTAAACGCTTCTTCTATAATCGCAACATCAAGTTCATTTGCAATCACTTTCAAATCTATCGGTGTTGATAATTTTTCACTTAAACCCTTTTTAAAGTCAGCAATTGGGTCTTGACCTGTACTACCAAATAAACCTTTCATAACATCTATAAAAGATTCTTTCACAATGTTTCGGTCATAACCCAAACTTATTAATTTTATTTTTTCATTTCTTAACTCATTGAATGCTAATCTTTTTTCTGATTTACGATTTAAATTATAACTTTCAGCTATCATTTTCAACCTATTATTAATAATTCTTGATTCTTGAATTAAAGACTTTTTATTATTTGCGTGTTCAGTAACCACTTTATTAATTGTTCTTGAAAGTCCCATATCTTTATAAATATTTTGTTTATTTTTATTTTCTAATCTTACCCCATAACCATAGGCTTCACCAGGTGGGTTTGCAACTAATTTTACATCATCTTTGTCGTTGATTTGTTTACCATAAACTTGTACACATTTTTTTAGATATTCTTTAGTTGGTTGTAAATCATTACCTGGTTTTTTTAGTATTTCTAAATCTATTTCCTTTTTTTGTATTTTTCTGATTATGTCGGCGTAGTTTTTAAATTCTCTTAAACACGCTTCTTTGCTTGTCACCTCACCATATTTTTTTTCAAATCTACCGGCAATTAAATCAGATAACCAATCTTTGTCGTCAGTTTGATGAATACTTGAAAATACGTATTCTATCATTTCTTCATTGGTCATACCTAATAAATCATATGTTTCTGCACCTGTACCTGGTAAAAAGGTACTACCATCTGACCTTGTTTCAGATCTATCAAAATTAATTACATCAAAACGTAGAGATTTATATAAATATTTTGATGGTTTAAGAGGAACACTAACTTTTTGTTCTTCTTTGTTAATCACATATTTTGATTTTTTATAAATAAATTCTCTTATATTGCCATCCACCGCAAAAAATAATTTGTAGGTTCCGTATGGTACATTTGGTATTTTAAAATTACCTGACGAGTCAGATTTAGTTTCAAAAAATATTTTTCTGTCTTTGGTATTAGTTATTCTCACAAAAACATAAGGTAGTGGTCCTTGAAAATCTTTTTTCTTGCCTGTTTTTTTACTTTCTAAATTAAATTTAAATTTAGTAATACCATTAAAATTACTTGTCTTTATTGCTCCGACTGTTTTTTTCTCTTCTTTTTTTGTAACGTGTTTGTACGTTTCATTATATTTGAATATGTCGGGAATAAACTGATTTTCATTTGTGGTAACACTTATAGTAACGCCTTCTTCGGCATTTGTTTTGAAATCTCCTTCCAACTTCATTCCATTTGGAAATAAGAAAATTCCCTTACCGTTTATTTGTTCTCCTTCAAAATCTCCTTCATATTTTTTACCGTCACTAAATTTAATATCCCCAAAATGTATGTCAGCAGTAACAGGAGGTATATCTTTAGAAGTCCCGTTGATTTTACCATCAACAAAACTACCCGTGTAGACCCAATCGGCATCGTGAAATTTATAATCTTTAGACTTACTTAATTGACCCCACATGAATTTATTTCCCTTAGTTTCATCACCAAGAAAAAATGATGCGGTTTCATCTTCTGTATAGTAATAACCATCAAAAGACCCTCTATCTCCTGTTTCAAACCCCCTAACCATTTTGAACTTATCAAAACACCCCCTAAACTCAATGGTTTTACCATCAACGGTTCCTTTGAATTTTGCAAATCCCATTTCAGGCATTTTAGTTAATGTGCCTAAATCTTTACTTCCTGTTCTTCCTCCATCAAAATGAAATGCCGGATCTTGAGTTTTTACACACCCTTCCCATTTTTTTCTTAACTCGTCAGAAATAGTTACTTCATTAGGTTTTACTATTTCTTCAGGCTTATCTTCGGGTTTATCTTCGGGTTTAACTTCTTCTTCATCATCAGATGAACCAATAAATTTTTTGTGATAATCAATTAAATCTTCAGTATCAACTTTTCTATATGCGTCACCATCCATACCCCATCCTTGATAGTGTAATTTGGAATGACTTTCGGTGAACTCAAAGGAACCATAATAGAAATGACCGTCAGCAAAGATATATTTACCATTTTGTGGTAATCCGTTTTGGGTCATCCCCTCAAAAGAATCCCCATTTGTGTATTCAATTACACAATCTAACCCTTGACCTTTTTCTGTGTTACCACTTCCACAAGTAATTGATTTTACTCTAGGGTCTAGCGCCTCTTTTAATAAGTTATATTTGTTTAGGATGTGTTTTTTTTCATCCTCGCTTATTTGTAAACTTCTTTTCATTTACAATAAATATTTGATAATTTGTTTAATTCGGTTGTGACCTATAAATTCCTAATTTACCTTCAAATTTTTGATCACATCTATTAATAACGTGTCTTACGACTTTTTCTTGATCTTGTGTTATGTCAGAATCATTTTTTGCCAAATAAATCGCTCTACATAAACCTCTTTTCAGTGATATTTTTGCAGAATGTTCTTTTAATGCGTTAAAAAATTCATGAGTGGCTTTAAGTTTATAAATTTTAATTTTTTCATTAAAAACTGAATTTATTTCACTTGTTGTATAAAAATCACTAAAAAAATCAAAAGGAGTTTCAGTTGTCCATCCTTTGGACATTTTTTCTTTTACCTTTTGTTTTATTTTAACGGGTAGTAACTCAAGTCCTTGAACTTCATTAGTCTTCAGTGTTTGGATTGCGCTTTCTTCTTTTTTTTTTAACCCTTGTTCGGGTTTTTCTCTATGTTCAGGTTCTTTATCTGGTCTTTCTTTTTTATGTAAATCCATATTTGCTAATTGTCTTTTATTGAAAGACCCTTTTACTAAAAACCAGTTTCCATCTGCAGGTCTAGCAACTGACCATATTTCCATTTCACCTCTACTTTCAGTTATGTTTTGAAGTAGTTTTGCAAACCCAACCAACCTTGTTGATTCAGTTAAGTGTGCCAAATCTTTTGTAAACATAATTTTTACAACATCTTCATGAGTATCAACTACTGCTCTAACAAAGGAATCATCCTCGTCATATTTTTTTCTGTAATGGTCAATTCTATCCATTACATCTTCCATTTTAATTTTAACATCTTTATACTCACCATTTTCCTCATCGTATGATTGGAACTTGAATGTGTCTTTCCAGTGTTTAAAATTATCTTCGTCAAATCTTTTACTCATAATTTAAGTTATATTTTTTTTTATTTAGAACATTCTATGTATTTATCTGCAAATTCTTTTAAACTAATAAACGTATATTTTGTAATACCAGGTTTTATGTCTTCATATGCTGGTAAAACAATCGCAGCACCATCATCAATAATTGATTTATTGTCAGTTTTATCCAAAACATCCAAAGGGTCGTTGCCCGAATAGGCAGGAACTAAAACATATTTTTTACCGTCTTTAGCTTTAAAAACCGTATTACCAATAACGTTTGCGGTAATTTGTTTTTTTATCTCATCAGAATTTATCAAATCTTTTGGGTTTGTATTTTTAACTGCATCTATAGTAGATTTAACATCAATTTTTTTAACGTCTACCTTTGGTTCAAACCCTATTGTTGGTGTTGGTTCAAATAATATTTTATTTTTTAAACAATCTTGTTGTACTCTACTAGGTGATCGGTATCCACGAGTTGTTAATAAATCTAAAGTCGTGGTATATTGACTTCTTTTTTTAATTTCTTCTTTAGTTGCTTCATTACTATTTTCATATTTTTTTAACGCTTCTTCATTTGCGGTTTTTACTCCTTCTTTATATCCTTCTTGAGATTTTTGTTCTATTGCTTTTTCAATAGGTACTTTTTCCATAGTATACCAAGCAGTTAACTGTAATAATACATCTGCGGCGGGAGGAGTAAACCAATCAATCACCTTGTTATTTTTTATTATTTGATACCATTCAGGGTAACCACTAAAATCTAATGGACCATCCAAATTAAAACCATTAATAAACATTTTAAAATAATCTTCAAGATCTCCAGGTATTGGATCCACGTTACTACCACTTGACATAAGCATTTCTGTAAATCCAATCAGTGCGGTCCCAACCACAGGAATATAAATATAACGTATTATTGGACCATAAAGTAAATTTGCAACAGCAGCACTACCTACACCTAAAGGATTTTTTAAACTCCATTTAGTTCCTTTTGTTCTATACGCATTATCAATAAAAAACTGTTCCATTTGTTTTGGTGTTCTAAACGTATTTGCTAAAAAATAACCTAGTAATGAATTTTTTAATTTTTTAAAAAATGCCTGTGTTTTACTACTTTTTATAACTTGTTCTACAGCCTTTTTTTGTGCACCGTACATTGGTAATATACTTAAATCAATGTCATTAGCTAACCCCTTTTCATCTATTGTTCGTTTTAATAAATAATTCCAACTAGAACTCAAAAATCCATCTTTTTGTGCTTTAGTCGCATCAATAAATTCATCCCATAACTTTATTGAGTCAACACTACCAGATAATTCTTTTCTCATAAAACTGTCCAAATCTTTCCAAATTGTTTGATAATATGGATATGCGGATGGATTTATAGATCTTAATTGACCAAACTTAACTCTTAATTCTTTTAATGCTGCTGATAATTTTCTTGGGTCCGACATAATGTCTGGAGTCAACATCATTTTTTGTACTTTTTCCATAAAATTATCAACAAGATCTTGTTGTGTTGGTTTTTTCATCATTCCTAACGCAACTTTAACCTTTGTGATTATTTCGGGTATTAATACGGTAAACTTTTTAAATATTGGTTCAAAAATATTCCACCAAACGTAATCGGCAATACCATAACCCTTAACAGGGTTTCTTAAAAGTTTTAAATATGTATTTATTTGTTCGTCAGAAAATTCGCCAGTTTCTTTAAATGCATTTTTTATTAAATCATCTGAATATGTTGAAACATCAATTTTTTTACCTTTCATGATTGCGGTGTTTACCTCATCAACAACACCCCAATTAGAATCGGTTTTATTGTTGCTAGCAACTTTTTTTCTAAGATGATCAACATTTTTTATACCTTCAATATCAACAGAAGTTCTATTTTCTTCAAACATTGTCTTTATTTCAGAATCACTTGTTTTTTTAATTTCAGGGGGATTTAGATCGGTACCTACATCATCAACAACGTCATCAACAACGTCATCCGCACCATCATCAATTACAGGTGAAGTATTTGGAAAATGTTTATTTATGTTTGGGTTTTCCTTTGTCCATGTTTTAAATGCTTCTGATAAATTCTCCGCAAACGTTTCATCAAAACCTTTTCCAATAAAATATTGTTTAAGTGTTTTTTTAAGGTTTTCAGCATAAACATCAACTGTTTTATAAAAATCAACATATTGTTTTATTTGTTCTTCAGTTTGAGATAACCAAAGGTTATCAGTATCTGATAAAGTGCCGGATATTTCTGATGAATTTTTAAAAACATAGTCTGAATATTCTTGAGTTTTGCTAATGGCATCCCAATCAATGTTATCAATAATTTTTGTTTTAATATTTTTTGCACTTGATAAAGGTCTGTCACTTAAAGATCCGGTATTATTAATTGTGTTTTTTACTGCTGTTTTATATGAATCAATATTATCTGAAGTTTTCTTTAGATTATCTAGATTTTTTTTAATTTGTGAAAGACCCGCTAACTCATTACCTGTTAGTATTTTTTTACCAGTATCGTCAACGCCTGATTCTACTTTTCTTATTAGCTCATCAACCTCATATTGAAATCTTGAGTATCCAATTTCTTTATTGGCAAATTTTCTCGCCAAATCATCAATTTTTGAATTAATAACATCGCATAATGGACAGGCGACGTTTTCATTAAGAATTATCGCATTTTTAACCCCCATTATCTCATGAATACGTGATATTTCTGAAATAAGTTCTTTTTTCATAATATATAAATATATCTTAAAAACAATTTAACTAATGTAAATTATCTTTTTAATGTATATATGTCAGGTTTATCCTTTTATGTTATTGTATTTCAAAAAACTCTTTTAGTTTAAATTTAACAAAAGATTCAGTGGTTACTTCACTTCCACCACCAATATCTGTAATTCCATCCGCAAATACAACACCAGCAACGACAGGAAATCCTTTACTAATAATTTGGTAAGCCTGTTTATACAACTTACTATAAAGTTTTTGCGCATCATCAGGATAAACCGCCTTATATTCTTTTTCTATTTTTTCTAAAAATTCCCAAAATTGTTCAGATGAATTATTTGCGTATTTTTCTGCCCTACTTTTTTGTGCTATGTTTAAATTTGGCATATAACTGTAAACCTGTTTTGAAAAATCTTGTTTGTTTTGTAGATTTGATAATGTTTCTAACTTATTATTTTTTTTCAAATAATTAACTATCCACGTTGCTAAACCTACATTTTCTTTATTTGTTCCGTTTTCCATTAACTCTCTTATTAGTGCAGTAAAATTGGCTTCCATTTCTTGTATATTTAACCCATAACCTAATCTTTTTGCAGAATCTATGATGTTATGACTTAGCATGGGGTCGTCAACATTATTTTTTAAATAACGATTTAATTTATCTTCAGGTAAATTTTTAACGTTATCAATCATTTTTTCAATCTTTTCAATTCCTTCAGGAATACCATTTTGATAGGCTCTTTTTCTTGTTTCTTCTAATGATAATAATAAAGACCTTCTTTTTACGTCAGTACTAAAATTATTCTTTTCTATATTTTCATAAATTTTTGCATTTTTGAAAAATTTCTCTCCAACTAAAGATTGATTTTTCAATGCCCATTCTTTAAATGGTAAAAAATCATTGTAGTCACCAAAAGGATCCGCACCACCTGTGAGTTTTCTGTAATTTGCAATTACATCACCGGCCTCTGGGCTTATTCTAAACTTCCAAAATTCAAATTCTTTATCAGGTGACAATCCTTTTTCAAAAGAGTAATTGGTTTTGGAATTCATAAACTCTAGAGCATCTTGTGAAGAACTAAAACGAGATCTATAATTACTTGAAGTACTCATATAATCAGATTTCTGACCTACATGAGTCATTTCATGAAATGTTACAAAATCAATATTTTTTTTCTTCGTCAGCTCAGGATTTACAATAACCCAAGTAAAACCATCATCATCGGCCATTTTTACACCACCACTAACATTGTATTTTGGAAAATATCTATCAAGCATAGATTGATCATTTTTAAACTGTTTTTTTAAAAAATCTTCAAAAGATATGTTACTAACATTAAATTCTTTAAGATATTCTTCTTCAAATTGATCGTAAATCTTATCTTGATATGCCCTATTACCGTCATATCTTCTTGGACCTTTTCTTGAAATTGTAAATTTCACAGGTTCCCCATTTATGGTTACATTTTCAAATAACGGCTCGTCTAGTGACCTATCCCAACCCCATTCCATAACACCCCTTTCTTTAACGATTCTTTGTATGTTTTTTAATTCTGATTCATTTATTTTAACACCAGCAACTTGTTTTACTTCAAAATTTTCGGCAGCGGTAGTCAATCTATTAATTTGAAATTTAACATTTGTTAAATCATCAGACAATTTATTAACATCCAATAAAACATTTTCTATAAATTTTTTAACATCAGGATTAGTTGTTGATTTATTAATGTTTTGTAAACCATTACTTAATTTTTCAACACTTTCAGACGATAACCCTTCTACCCCATTTTTTACATAAGAAACAACATTATCCACATCAACGTCCGTCATTTTTGATTTAATCTCTCTTATCAAAGCGTTTGAACTTGATGCAAATTCAATTAAATTTGGGTATCTAACTTGATTGAATTGTGGGTATACACCCTTAACCAAAGTTTGTTTATTTTGAACCAAACTTTTCGCTAAATTTGTTAAATCAACAATTTTATTTGGGTCAAATAATTGATCAATACTTTGTATTTTTTCTGTCTGTGAAATGTTATCAGAAAATTTAGTCACAAACGCATCTAATATATCTTTTTCTCCTTTTGTTTTAGTTAAAATTTTCAATATTGACACTCTTTTAATTGGGTCTGAAGATTCAACAAATTGATTAATTAAATTAAGAAATTTATCACTGTTAAAGTCAGAAACTATTGTGAAATTTTTTGGGTTAAACGTTTCATCTACTTTTATATTTTTTGGATCTATTATCAGTTTTAATTTTTCTAAATCATCGGCCTTTGCCAAATCAAAATCTTTAAACCCTTCATCTTTTGGCGGATAACCAACGGGATCTATGATTCTAAAATCTGATCCATCATTTTTAATTAAAATGTTATTAGTATTTAAATCTCCATGACATAATCCATTATCATGTGCCTTTTCAATAGACAATTTTATGTCATCTGCCATTTTTTCAGAAATTTTATTACCCCCACCCAAGTAATCTTGTAAAGTTTTAGAATCAGTAAAATTCTCCATACTATACCCAACACCATTATCTAAATCAAGAGGTTTAATAAAATGAGGATCCACTTCATTTAATTCTAAGGATGCATAATATTCACTATCTATATCATCATAATTTTTACCAAACCTTTGTGGTACTGTTCTATCTTCTGCCTTTTTATAAATTGTTGTTGGTTCAACAAAATGTTTATTTATGTTTGGGTTTTCCTTTGTCCATGTTTTGAACATATTTGATAGGTTTTCAGATAAAGTTTCCTCAATACCGCTTTCAATAAAATAAGACTTCATTACCTTTTTAATGTTTTCAGCATACACATCAATTGTTTTATACGTATCAATAAATTTTTTTATTTGATCTTCAGTTTTAGATAACCAATCTGAATCAAATGATGACAAAGTACCATTCACTTCCGATGAATTTTTAAAAACATAGTCTGAATATTCTTGAGTTTTGCTAATGGCATCCCAATCAATGTTATCAATAATATTTGTTTTTATTGTTGATGCCTCTTGAAATGTTTTTTTACTTAAAAGGTCTGCATTATTAATTGTGTTTTTTACTGCTGTTTTATATGAATCAATATTATCTGAAGTTTTCTTTAGATTATCTAGATTTTTTTTGATTTGTGTAAGTCCTTCTAATTCTGCAGAGTTTAATATTTTTTTACCAGTGTTATCAACACCGGATTCTACTTTTTTTATTAGATCATCAACCTCATATTGAAATCTTGAATATCCAATTTCTTTATTGGCAAACTTTCTTGCCAAATCATCAATTTTTGAATTAATAACATCGCATAATGGGCAACCAGTACTTTCTTTAATGATTGTTGCATTTTTAACCCCCATTATTTTATGAATACGTGATATTTCTGAAATAAGTTCTTTTTTCATAAAAAACTATTGCTTAGTTATGTTTGGATCAAGTGATTTAATTAATTCTATCATTTTTTCTCTTTTTATTATATTTTCAAGTCCATTAATATTTGCCTTTTTTTGTTCTTCGGAAACTCCATCTAAATCTTCAATTGGTTTTTTGATCTTTCCTTGTTCTTCGCTAGACGGTCCTTTTGATTTAGATCCCTCAATTAAATCTACCGTCATTTTTTTCAAATCTTCTAATCCTTTAGAAGAAAAATCAAAGTTGTTATAATTTTTCATATCTTCAGGTACTTGATCTATAAATTTTATTAAAGACTCCACCAAACGATTGTCTATTGATTCTGTTTTTTCAATACTAATGTCTTCAATAACATCAGGTTCGGCACCAATATCCGATAAACCGGTTTTATTTATTTTTGTTTTTGTAAGGGTCTTGTTTTTTTCATCTTCAGTTTTATCTCTATAGTATGTTATCCCGGCATATTTTTTAAATTCTTTTACCAAGTCTTTTGTTGATTGGTCATAAACACCCCAATTATCTATTTCTTTAGCTAAAGATTTTTTATCCGCCCAATGTTTTAACACGCACTGAATTGAATAAATCGTTGGGTCAAACGCATCCATAATGTCTGTATAACCATTAACTCCAATTTTTTCTAATTCTTTTTTATAGATTGCTTTATTTGAACTTGAGAATTTTTCAGCCTCGTATTTTAGTATGTCTTCTTGTAGTTTTTTATTTTTTTTCATTTCATTAAAAACATTCAACTTTGAACATGGTGTTGATAGTTGCTGAAAGGCACCTAACGTTTTAACAAAGGCCACGGTTGCCTTCCATGGTTCACCATCTAAAATATCTCTTTCTTCTTCATCTAATGCAAAAACGCTTTTCTTTTTAAGTTCTTCAATTTCTTTTACCAATTCATTCATAGATTTTGTCATTGGCATTGTATTACAAATACCCATAAAATAAGCAATTGCGTCCCAAGTTAAAAATCCTCCAGCAACATTTACCCCAAAATTTCTTAAAAAAGAGATTGGTAACTTATCAGATTTAATCAAAAACATAATCACATCAAGTAAAACCTTACCTGATATTTTAAAAATGTTAAAGGCGATTTTTGCTGCGGAAACTGTTACTTTTTGTAATGCTTCTCCTGTAATTTTAGATGCTGCATATATTTTATTTGTTAACCAACCAGACTTTATTTTTTCGGCAATTTCTTTTAAGGCTTTAGACCATCTTGCAAGAGCCTTTCTTCCTGCATTATCTAATCTACCAAATCTTATTTTTTCAAATAATTCTTGACCTTCTTTCATTACTGATTTTAATGTATTATCATATCCGTTCCAAATTTGTTGGACTGCTGGCATTTCTTTAAAAATTTCCGAACCACCTATTATACCGAATGTTAATGCAAGCCCAAACCCATACGCGTCCCCTTTAACAGCATAAGCGGCGGCATCTACCATATCTAATGCGAATACAATTCTAGCAACTGTTCCCGTTGCAATGAATGCTCCTCCAAAAATAGCTAAAGGTATTGAAATTACAGGAACTATTTCATTTACAATATCTGCCCAATCAGTTACATCATCATATCTGAATTCTCTTCTTTGTTCGGTGTTTTTCATTAATTTAGATGGATTAATGTAAAAACTTTTTCCATTTGATTGATTCATTACATCAACATTAGGTGTTCCTGCCCTACATCCACATGACTTTTGTTTAGTTCCCGTTTCATACACCCAAAGACCACCCCTACCACTACACAACAATTCTGGATTTATATATTTTCTAACACCATCAATCGTTAATCCTATATATTTACAATATTTTGGAATATCCGTGCTCTGTCTATCAAGATCCTTATTCCAGTTTGTCATCGCATATCCAATTTGTTTTTTGGCTTGAATTTCTGCCGCTTGTACCTCTTTTATTTTATTTTCAATTTCTTTTGAAATGTTTGGTATTGAAGAGGTTTTATCGGTTGCTGGATTAATATTAACCCTTGTATTATCAGAAACAGTTGCCTGTGCTAATTTGGGATCTAAGGGGTCTAAATACCTATAATAATCCATTGATGATGCTTTATAGGTTTTACCGCCAAGACCACCAGTAAACATATTAATTTCTTCTTGAGTATATTTTCTAGGGTATGGAAAAACAGATGTATTTTCATTCCAACCATTATTTTTTCCACCCCAATATTGGGCATTACTATCTTGAACCCAAAGTTCTCCATTCCAATCACCCCATAAATCAGTACGAACCGCAGGCATTGGTGTAATACCATCCCACCCTGACGGATCTTCATAAAAATTTGGTAAATTTAACATTGCAATATCTTCATTTGTTATTGAATTTGCCATGTCAACGACTTTTTGTTCAGCTGCGGTCCATTTTTTTTCAACCATCCAAAGTTTATTTACCGCCATATATGCTTCTCTATATTCTAACCAAAGGTCTTGTGTTTGTTTGTTAAATGTACCACTTACTGCAGTGTTTAAATTACATGGAGAACTACAAAGTTTTGTAGTGTATAAACCGTATTTATTTGGAACTGATTTTTCTATTTCTTCTAAATACCATTGTTGGAAATTTTTAGCTTGTAATAATGTTGTTGGTATTTCTTGACCCAATAATTTTGCATTAACTTCAGGTTTTGGTACTCTCCATCCTGGATTTTCTTTGGTGTATCTTTTCCAGTATTTATCCCATAATTCTAAAAGTTTTGGTCCCCACATACCATCAATAGCTGCTGGTGGGTACCAAGCATCATAATTAGTACCAGGTACTCTTTTCCTTACACCATACACATAACATTTACTATTTGGTGTGGTACATAACATAGAGGTAAATAAATAATCCGGATTTGCATTCTCAGGATCTCCCTTACCCTCAACTTTATTCCAAATCCAACTTTGGAACTGCCATATTTCATTAGCACCTGCAATTGTTGGTTTTTCTTCTTCGGTAATCAAAGATTTTTGATTTTTTGAAGAGTACAAACCCCTAATATGTTTTTTTTCTTCTTCTGTAATTATTAAACCCTTCATAACACATATTTAAGGACCTGTGGAACCCATTGTTCTACCACTTTCCCATTTTGAATTATCTATTTTATTGGCCTTACCTCTTGCAACACCACTTTCCCATTTAGTTTTCATATCTAAAGTATTCGCTTTACCTCTTTTTGTTTGATAAGTGTCTGAATGTTTTTTTACAGTAGGGTAACCCCCACCTCCGGTTGATCCCGCACTAGATGATTCCTCACCCTCTTCTTTGATTTCTGACTCCTCAACATCTTCATTTTTTAACTCCATCAAAGACTTTATTCTGCGAATATCTTCAAATAATTTATCCATAATAATAAATACTTCAAGATTAAATAAAATAAAATAAACGTTTTAATTTATTATTTTTTGTTTTTAAGACTATATCGTAACCATTTGATTCTGCCCAATTTTTTATAATTAAAAAATCTATAATGTCTCCATTTTTATTTGGCAAATCTTTTATATTTGTTTTTACTGAAATTATCTTTAAATTTTGGGTTATTAGAATTTCTGCATGATATTTTTTTAAACCAAAAAACTTAGTTTTGGACAACATAAGTGTACCTGTAAATTTATCTAATAAAAAACCTACCATGAATATAAATATGGTATTTTTTTATTTAAAAATCACTTACATATTTGCAATTTTTTCAACTTTTGGTGCTGTCAATCTAGCAACCCCATTTGAGTGATTTTTTCTTGAGTCAATTGCCACTTTCCATAGTGAATCTCTATCTGTATTACCATTACTTATTTCGGACTCTAAAATATTTTTAAATTGATTATAAAATACTATCCCATTCCAACATGCGTACATAAAGTGTGTTGCCAATCTCTTATCTTCATCTACCAACCTTCTTAATTCAGAAGACATTTTACTATTTTTGTAGTCTTCGTAAAGTGGAATTGCCCATTCATAGACAAGTTCTCTTAGTTCATCTTCAACATCACCACCCATATAACCATGAGTCCATTTATCTTTATCGGCAGATTCGGGGGCATACCCACTATTTTCATCTACTATTTCCCAAAACTCATCCATCTGTGGCCCATTTTTTCTATCAATACCGAACATAGTTTCACCTGAGTTTAAAAGAGCGTCTCTCACTGTAGGGTCTTTTTGTTTATGTGCGTTGGCCATAAAATGTTCAGTTGCCGCATACCCACCCTCAATATTGTTAATAATATTATCTATTATATCCTCTAGATCGTACACGTCAGGTGTATAAACTTTCATTTCAATTTCTTCACCTGAAAGGAATTTAAATAAATCGTCATCATCAAAACTTTTTATTTTTAAATCCCATAATATTTCTTCTAAAGTATCGGTATCCGCAATACCATCGGGAGATATACCCTTAGTTTTTTGAAACTCCTCAACACATCTTTTAGTTTTTTCATCATATTTTCCATTTATTTCTAAAGACTCACTAAAAGATACCCCCAAAAATTTTAAAGATATTTGTATTATTTCAACATCACCCAAATACTTATCTTTCAATTCTGTATTGTAAACATTTTTAGATTTAACCATTTTTTCTAAATTAGAAAGAAACTCATATATAACATCAAAATCCGTTCTTTCGTCAATATCTAAATCATTAAAAATTACTTCTTTTTCTTCTTCATCCTCTTCTTCTCTTTCATTAAAATCAAAATATTGTTTAATTATCTCTACTAAATCAATAATTAAATTTTCACCAATATCTAATTTAACCGACCCAAAGATTTTATGATCACCAACAACGTTAATATTATTTTTTTGAAAAATCCTATAAAAAGAAACGGAGTTATCTTCTAATAATTCAATATTTTTAGTATCTAAGTTATTTTCTACTGAATCAATATAACCTTTTATTATGTGTATTTTGGCGTTAGGAAAGATTCTATCCAAATTATCTAATAACGTACCAACATCTATTCTATTATCAAAAAAATCTTCCGACCCTATTGACAAAAAAACGTCTTCAACCTGATCTTCTACATTTTCATAACTACTTAATTTATTATACAATAATTCATAATCCATATTTTCATCAATCAGTTCTGAATATTCATTATTAAAATTTGTACTCACTAATTTTGCAATATTATCACCAATTATTGCTACCGGTTCAATTTTATCTTTACCTTCAAAAAGATTTATTAGACTTCTAATTTTTTTAATTTCTGATAAAAAATTCATAATTTATTTAATTTCAACTTTAGGTATTTTTTTTGGATATACTACATAGTACTCATTTAAAAAAGATATGAGGTTATCCTCATTATCAAAATAATCGTAGTCATCTTCTTCCCATTCATCTTCTTCTAAAACATTTTCAAATATTCCAAAATCTTTTGTTTTGTCATAACCAAATTCTTCAAAAAAAGAATATTCAATAAAATCTTCTCTAACCATATCGTCCTCGTCACCCAACATTTTGAATTCAACATTTATTAAATTTTGGGTTTTATCAATATAATGAGAAATTATTTCAATAACTTCCATTAGTTATATTTTTTAAATCTTTTAAACATATCAATTGTTTTATTAACACTTTCCTCTATGTTACCTTTATCCTCACCTTCAATATAATCTTCAAAATCCACCATATCAAACTCAAAATCATTGTCTGAGTCTTCTCCATGATCCTCAAAACCCGTTTGATAACCACCACCATAAAAAGGATCTGCGGGTCCTTGTGAATCAAAATCATAAGCATTTTTTGTTTGGTTATAAACATCATAACCTAAATTTGGGTCTCCAGGTCCACTTGAATCAAACTCATATGCCGGTTCTATTTCATCATAATGTAAATTTTTTGCGGCAATTTCATTAATTCTGTGGTTTTTATATTGTGTTGGGTTATTCTTATTATCTAATGTAATACCTTGATTGTCTCTTGCATCGTTATATACCGTGATTGGGTACATATTACCACTTTGGCCCATAGTTGCATACCCATCGTATGGTTGACTATGTTTTTTAATAATGTCTTCTTTTTCTTTTGCGGTTAATCCTACAAATCCTCTCATAATTATAATTTTACTTTGTTTATATTTTTTTTAGTTATAAAAAATAAACTTTCCTTTAAAGTCTCATTTTCATAATAATCTTTATCGTATACCCATACATCATCTTCGGGTATTAATGTTAATTTGGAAATAAATTGATTATCTTCAGGATCATAAAACTCAACCCAATAACCCATACCAGAATCTGTTGGTCTAAATCTAGGTTGTCCGTTTATCCCAACAACAATTCCTTTTGAACCTATGGGGATTTCTTCCCCGTCCATATATATTAAAATGATTCTATCACCTTCTTTTAATTTGGGATTTGGTTCATTAAGATTTCTTTTTTCCATATAAATAAATATAATTATAATTGTAATAATAATTATATGGTCAAATTTTTAAAGTATTTGTTAGTTGAGGTTATGAACAAGTATGGTTCATTTATGTGGTTCGGCACTCATGTGTCAATGACCCAAACAGATTGGCACTGGATTCTTGAAACTTTTTTTTGTGTATTAGTTAACTTTTTAGTTATTTTTTCCGTATATTTGCAATACAAAGAAAAGGAAAATGAAAAATTACGAAAAACTGATAATACCTGAAGATTCTGCTTGGGATAGAAACGCTTTATGGAGAAGTTTACATTGGAGAATCAGAAACTTTCTTATAGGTTGTAAAAACATAATAAAATGGGCACCTACTTTATTTAAAGATAGAGATTGGGACCAATATCATATATACACAATACTTCAAAAGAAAATAGAATTTCAAAGAAAAGAGATTGTCTATGATAATCGTAGTACAAGAGTTTGGCAAGATAACCGAGACATGACAATAATTTTAAATTTACTTCAAAGAGTAAAAAATGGTTACTATGAAAGTGAACACACAGATTACTATGAAATGAAAGTTGAGACTATACCGGTTGAAGGTACAAGTTTAAAACAAATGAAATTTGAAGTTTTATCTGAAAGATATGATGAATATTTAAACAAGTACAAATCATCAGTTAGAAAAGTCTTAAAAGAAGAAGGTGAAATAGATAAAGAAACTCTTTGTATGTTAGTTGCAACACACAACCAAGAAAAGGCGAGAAAGTTATTATTTAATATGTTAAATGAAAAAATAGAAGGATGGTGGGATTAAAAGTATATAAAGTAAAAGATAAAGAAACGTTTAATCATTTAAATACGGTTTTATCTGGGTGGTGTTTTTTTAGACACGAAGGTGAAAATTATTTTATTAAAGCACCTTTTAATAAGACAATAGAAAATCTAATTGAAATGGGTATGATTAGTGAGGTTATCGGATAAGGGTTAAATGACCATGATCAAAAACTTTTCCATCATCACCAAAAATGTTGAATCTTAAAGTCCATATATATACACCGTCAGTACAATTTTTATTTTTATATGTACCATCCCATTTTCCGTTAGGGTCTTGTGATTCCCAAACTACATTACCCCACCTATTAAATATTCTGAACTCAAAACCATTAACATCAAACCCATCAATCATAATAGGACCAAACACTTGGTTATGTTCATTACCATCAGGTGTAAAACAATTAGGAACCCAATAAGTTACGCCAGGACACTCGGTAACAACCACTTGTAAAGTTTCTTCAACATAACAAGGACCGTTTTCTCTTTTCACAACGATATTATATGTTCCCTCATTACTATATGTGTATGTTAATTCATCTGTGTTATATACAATACCATTAACAGTCCATGACGTAGTCCCATCACCTGTTGATGTTGAGAAATAAGTAACGGTTTTAGTTTCTCCGGCACACAATTCAATAAGTTGTTGTGCCGAAGTAACTAAGGACATAAATAAAAATGATATGAAAAAAATAAATTTCATTTAGTTATGTTGGATAGGTGACAATGTCGGTGTCCCATAAACAGGAACAACAACTGAAGTAGAAAATGTACATCCGGCAGAGCCAACAGTATACGTTACAGTTGAAGTTGCGTTGGTACCATTCGTTACGTTATCAGGACAAAATTGATTACCCACAACTCCCGTTCCTGACCAAGTTCCACCTACAGGGGACCCAACTAAAGTCACACAAGGATCAGATTCACAAAATGGACCTAAAGCCGTGATTGTAGGTATAACCTGATAGATCAACACATTTAAGTTTACAGGGGTTGCAGGACAGTTTGCGGGTGCTGGTGATGAGTATGTAACAGACACACCATTTGGTATCAAACCAGGGGAGGCGGTTGACCAATTGACAGATATTGAATTAGTACCTTGACCTGCAGTAATAACTCCAGGAGCAGCAACTGTCCAAGTATAAGTACCCGAACCAACCGAAGGTATAGTATAGGTTGAAAGTGCGGTTGATTGATAACAAACCGTATCAGGGTTAACTGTTGATAATTGTGATAATGAAATACTTGAAATCATTGTCATTAAAATAAATAAAACCTTTTTCATAATAATTTAATTGTGTGTTATTGGTCCCAGTACAATTGGGACTGTGTTTATTGTTCCGTTAAATACTGTAAATGGTGTTGCAACATCACAACTTGTACTGGTATAACTACCCCACATACCATCTGAACCGGGAGTGACTTGTAATAATAAGTTTTGTGGTGTACATACATTTGCAACTGTTAGTGTTACACAAAATGTCCATAAACAAGAACCTGAATCACCAAAATCATTTCCTGGATTACCATCAACTGTTAAATCAAAAAAGTATCCAGGACCAACAGTAACTATTGGGGTGGTTGTAGATGTTACCGATGTATTCCAAACCCATTGTCCTCCTGTAGTATTTCCTCCACAATTTGCAGGTGCAGTTTGTGGAGCAACTGAAGCCCAACCTGGACCTAATGTTAAATCAAACCCCTCAATCCAATTGACCCCTGCCTGAGTATACCCATTCATAGTATAACACATGGTTACAACTTGACCAGGTAAATAAGTACCACCAACGGGAGGAGGTGTTAAAGTAAAAGATTGTACACCGTTACATTGACCAAATGTAATTGTAAAAATAAATAAAAATAAAATGGTAATTATAAATTTCATATATACAATAAATACGTTTAAAAAATAAATTAGTAGTGTTAAATATTGAATAGTTTAACATTTAACTATATGTAATTATTATATTGTATATTTATTTATATATTATGTCAATCAAATTATTAGATATACTTAAAAATCAAATTTCTGAGCAAGGTTTATACAGAAAAAATACTTTTTTACCAACAGGTGAAAAGACCGGAGATGTAATAGGTGCTGTAGAATTTGGAGATAAAGGAGAATTTGTTAGATATATTAGTCCAAGTGAGATTGGTAAGGGGTCTGCAAATCAAATAAATGTTAGTAAATTAAACCCATCGTACATAACGTTAGCATCCGTAAGAAGAGGTAATAAATATGGGTGGAGGGGGCCTATCGCTAGTTTATGTGCACAAGGAAAACCAAGATATTGTAATTGGCACTGGCACGCAGGAAGAGATTATGGTGCGCCTTTTGGCACACCAATGGCCATACTTAAATCAGGCAAAATGGGTAAAATAGGACCATTATGTTTTACTATAGAACATGACGACGGATCCAAAACTAAACATTGTCATTACAGTAAAGTTTTTTTTAATGAAGGGGACATAATACCTGCGGGATCCATTTTCCAAGAGGTAGGTAATACCCAACCATCAACAGGTCCCCACGAACATTTTGAATATTACCCACCAAACGCAACTGATAGACTTGAAGAAAAAAATGGAGTTAAAAAAACAGTTAAAGATACTGATCCGGCAGAAATTGATGACGAGTATATTGTTTTTATAAATCCAGGAATGGAAGATAATTTTAAAAAAAATATAGAGGACATTGGGTCAGGCGGTGGTTATAACAACTCAGGTGGAGGATCTTCAAATGTTAAAATATTTGATAGATTACCAATACCTGTACAAAATGCAATTAAAAAATTAAAAACGGACTGGGGTGTAGAAATTACTGAATTACATTTGGATCGTGAAATGAAACAAGAAGGTCAAACCAGAGACGATGCCGGCAGTGTTAATTCAGATGCGTTAGCAGCAATTAACCAATTAATAAATGATTGTAAAAAAGCAAACCCCTCAGTTAAATATCCTTATAACATAGTATCAGGTTATAGAAGTATTTCTACACCACCTGAAGATCAAGTCACCAATTTTGGTTCAAAGGCTAAAGTTAGGGGTATAGATGATACTCAAAAATGGAACTCATTACCAGGGTTTAGTCAACACCATACAGGAAAGGCTTTTGATATATTTAGTACAGACCCATCGTGGTGGGATACAAATCCTAAAGTAAAAAATTGGGTCGCAAACAAATGTGAAGATTATGGGTTTGAGGTGACTTATAAAACTCAAGGACCTCTTAGAGGTGCCGAACCGTGGCATTTATACTACATTGGTGGTCAAGAATATATTGAGGATGAAGAAAACGTATTTCCATCAAAAACGGTGGTTTTTGGTGGTACTGATTATGCAACGCCAGAATGGATGAAATCTCAATGGGTTGCTGCGGGTCTATCAGAAAAAGACGTTATATTTTTACCTTACACTTCTACAGATTTACCAAACATAAAGAAAAATAATCAAGTTAATAAAATATTAGGGTTTTCTGCCGGTGGTATTGATGTGTGGGATGAAATTATTTCAAATAGTAATCAATATTCATTTATAGGATTAATAGATCCATCTACTGAAGAAAATCATTATGAAAAATACAAAAACGGGGGATTACCCTCAAATGTCGCATCTTTATCAAATCACGCCAATTGGACAGGATATCCAAATACTAGAGATAGATTAAAATCTTTAGAAGAAAAGGGGATACTATCTAAGACTTCTTTGAGTCACGAAAAAATACCTTTAGAATTTTTTAAAAAATATAAAAATAGTTTAGATTAATTTTTTAGTATTAAATTTTTTATTTATATTTGTAATATGAATTACGAAGAAAAAAAACAAAATCAAATTAATGACGCTAAAAAACTAGTAAACAAATGGGAGTTAAAATTAAATTTTTCAGCTCACAGTTTGTTTTTCTTTATTTCAATGTTAGTCATTTGTACAGTTAACCTATCTTTAGGTACAATACCAATAATTATTTTTTCAGTAACATCTATTTTTTTCACTCAACAGACTATAAGATCTTACAATTATTTAAAATACCATAAGGTTAGTCTTAAATCATTAGAAATGATACACAATTTATTGGACAAAAAAAAGGTGGTTAAATAACCACCTTGACTATTTTAATATGTTAATTTTAGTCTCTTCCTCCACCAAATGTATGACCGCCCCTCATACCACCAACCATAGGGCTTACAACATTTTTATAAAATCCTGATTGATGGAATTTAGATGGTGTTGGTCTAAAAATCAATACAATTCTTCCTGTTCTTCCTTGTTTAACATCAACTTCACCATCGTAGTTATGTTCTTCTGCTTGTCTAATTACCGAATCAATTGAGTTATATAAATCTTCATCAGTTAATTCTAACTCTTCCATTAAGTCGTCTATTTTTCTAATTAGATCAGTTTTTCTTAACTCTAAATCTTTTCTATTTGGACCAAATAGACCTTCTTTCATTTCTTGTTCTTTTTTTACTTCGCTAACCATTCTTTTTATCATTCTGATAAGATCTGATTCCTTAATTAAAATTTCTTTTGCCATTTTTTTTTTATTTTAAAAATCTAAGTTTATATAATGTTGAATTAATTAATTCACATGCAGTATCTATTTGATTTTGTATGTATGAATCTTTACAACAACTTCTTAATTTCTCTATTTTAGAACATAAATCTTTTAAATATTTAATTGTTGATTCGGTAGATTTATATTCTGAAATTGGGTATGATTTATATCCCTTCAATATACCATATTTCCCTTGATATGATTCCACTAATCCGTCAATGATGTTTCCAATACCATCATAATACCCATTTAAAGCCATATGTTCTGGATATGATTCTGTTTGTAAATGTAGTGTATGTGACTGTGTTCTTGAATGTAATAACAATGAAATCATTTCAACATAATCACTATTAGAGGTTTTTTGTTCTACTATTAAACCGCCTCCATTTAAAAAATCTTTTTTTGTTATCATAGTAATAAATATATAGATACTTATAAATATGTTATTACATGAAGAAATTAATAGGATTAAAAATTTAATGAGTATTCAGGAAACTAAATCCATTAAAAATAATATATTCAAAAATTTTGATCTTTACCCATTTAAAAATTTATATCCACCATCAAATAACAGTACACAAACAAAAAAAGAAATTAATTTTTTAAAAAGTATAGACCTTAAAAAAAAATTTGTACAAGAAAAAGATAATATACCTCAAAACTTTATTAATTTTTTAAAAGAAAAAAATATAAAAGAAAATAAATTAATAAATAAGTTAATTTTTGACGTTAGAGAAATAATACTTGAGTTAAAAAATTTTTATAAAAGACCTAGACCTTTTAGAATTGATTCAAAATTATCGGATCCAATGCTTAAATCTATGGAAGGTTTCGCATACCCATCGGGTCATTCAACACAATCTAATTTACTTTATTTAGTTTTATCTTACAAATACCCAAAATTTAAATCTGAATTAAAAAAAATCAAAGATGATATCGTCTATTCAAGACAAATGGCTAAAGCACATTACCCATCAGATATAAAATTTGGTGAGAAGTTGGCAAAATCTCTATTTGATTATTTAAAAAAAGAAAATTTAATCGGTTAAATAAGGTATTACGTCTTCTTGAAAGAAATATTCTAATCTTTTATAATCTTTACCTATTTCGTCTTGTAATCTTTTTTCATTACTGTCGTCATATTCGCTAAAACTCTCTACATCACTATCTAAATAAAAATCTTGATCTAAAACAAAATCAATTTCAGTTATTTTATCATTTTTATCTGTTGCAATTAAACCTATCCACTCTTCTCCATGCCATTTTACGGTACCGTAATGTATGTTTTCGTGTTTTAATATATCCGAGTAATCATATTGAAATGTTAATTCACTATCATCACTCATATTTGTAGTGAATATTTCACCTATTTTGGCCTCAAAATCAGTGTTTTTAGGGGTAATTTCACCCATAAATTCACCTTTTTGACCCGAATTTAACCACTCTGAGTACCTATTTAGGGTCATTTTTTCGTCATTTTCAAGGTTTTCGTACCCAATTTTACCTAATTTATCTAAAATATCGTCAATTATTTCAATATTTTCAACCAATTTTTGGTATTGAGACTCAGTTATTACTATTTTCATACAAATAAATAGTCAAAATTGTTGGTTTTTACCTAAAAAAGTCGTATTTTAGCCTAAATGTTAGAAGAAAAACTAAAAAATATTCCAAAATCTAGTGGTTGTTACCTTTTTAAAGACAAAAAAGGTCAAATTATCTATGTTGGTAAGGCAAAATACCTTCCAAACAGGGTAAAATCATACTTTTCTCACAAAAATCATTCAGATAAGACCAAATTATTGGTAGAAAACGTCTCAGATGTTGATTTTTTGACCACTTTAGACGAAAATTCCGCACTTACACTTGAAAATGACCTAATTAAATCCCATAAACCTAAATTTAACATTAAATTAAAGGATGATCGGTCAAAAAAATGGTATTTAACCCTATCAAATGAGGTTTTTCCACGTTTAGAAGTTAAAAATGAGACAAATTTAGACTCAGATCCCCTAATTTGTGTTACAAGTAGTAATATTTGCTATGAAATGTATGATTTACTACATGATATATTCAATTTACGGTCATGTTCTTATGATATTACACCTGAAAATGTTGAAAATACTAAGTTTTCTACCTGTTTAGAGTCCCATATGGGTAGATGTGACGCTCCATGTGTTGGTAATATCAATAAATTTGCCTATAACTCCACCATTTCAGACCTAAAAGACGTAATTTCTTATAAAATTGATCAATATAGAGGTAAGTTATCCCGTTTGATGGGTAAATACAGTAAGAATATGGAGTTTGAGAAGGCAAATGACATCAAATTCAGGTTATATGCTCTAAATAAGTATGAAAAATGTGTAGAAACTACAAGAATTGGTGGTTATTTGGTACTTGCAGACGACTTTAAGACCACTTATGGGTTAAAAAACACCCCAATTGACATAGAAATGTATGATAACTCCCATACAGGAGGTGATTGCCAGGTATCTGCCTTAGTTAGATACACTAATGGTAAGAAAAACACCTCTGAATACCGTAAATTCAACATAAAAACAGTAGAAGGTCCTGATGACTATGCTTCTTTTGATGAAGTTTTACGTCGTAGGTTCCAAAGATTACTATCAGAGAAGAAAAAACTACCTGATATGGTTATAATTGATGGTGGTAAGGGTCAATTAGGGGTAGCAAAAAGGGTTTTTAACGAACTTTCTATACTTGATAGGGTAGATTTAGTCTCAATTAGTAAAAATTCGTCTCATAAGTCAGATATTTTACATTTTATTGACGGAAATACTGTAAAATTTGAAAATTCTAAGTTTTTTAACCTACTTGCAACCATTCAAGATGAGGTTCACAGGTTTGTTATCACATTTCACCGTAAAAAACGTAGTAAATCACTTACGAAGTAAGGTTGTTGAGTACTCTAATAGTATATCGTTGTTACCAATAGATGGTATTGTCGATAAAACTTGGTCTAAATGTTGATAAAGGTTCTCTGATTCCCAATATGTTTCTTGTTGAGGTAAAAATTCTTCGTAGTACTGTAAAATTACCTCATCAATCTCACATGGTTCACCATTTTTAGTGGCACTTATAGGTTTAGCAATATTTTCTAACCATATGTTTTCATAATTATACCCTTTTTTGTAACCAACTGACTCAATTTTTAGTTCATAACGCTTATAACCAATAAAAGGAGTCCCTGTTGTGAACTTTATTGTGCCAACTTTCTTAAATGACCTTTCAATTTCTTTAGTTTTCTCTAGATTAAAGTATAAATCACCTTGGTTGGTATCAAAATATACTTCTGATTTGGTTTTTACATCAACATATTTACTAAAATCAGTTAACATATCAGCAATCTCCCATTTAAATGGTAAATAATAATAAGAAACGTCATTTGAATTAGTTATTTCAAAACTAAAATAGTAAGTTTTGTTTGAATTTTTTACTTCTCCGTAATGTACACTAATTAATTTTACTAAAAGACCATAAATTTTAAATTCTTTACCAAATAAATCAATAAAAAGTTGTTTTGCTTGTGACTCTTCCACAGGATTGGTGTTTTAATCTAATTCTTTTACTAATTCTTCACACTCGGCAATAAACTCTTGAATAATTTTGTTATCATCTTTAACAATACCATCCATAAATCTATTATAAACTTTAGGTCCAAGACTTTCTAACATAAAAGTAAGATCACTTTCCATAGATCTATCATAACCACTTACAAATTCTTCTAAGATGTAACGAATTTTTGACCACAAAGACCTACCGTAGTTCATATTTTGAATTTCGTGTTTGTGAACGTCAGTAATACCCATTAAAACATCACCAACTTCTTTCTGACCAGGTAATGAAAATAAACTATCGTAGTATTCGGCACCTTTAACTAACTCATGCATTAATAATGGAAGATGTGGTGCTCTTACTTCTATAACAAACACACCTTTTTTTGATTTGTCAGGATAAACATCACAATATGCCATACGACCAGCTCCTGATGCTGCCATTCTTTCTAACATTTCGGTGTTTTCCCAATAAAATCTTGAAGCTCCTCTAACAAATCCGTCATAGTTTTGATATAAACTAGGATCAATTGCTTCAATTTTACTTTTCATCTTCTTGATGGCACCAAAACCGTCTAACCAAGCCTTACCTTGTGTCTTAGCGTTAATAAAATGTCTTTGTTTTATTCTTTCATCAAAGTCAGGATCAGTTTCTTTAGCCTTTTCTACTGAAGGTCTTGCGGGTGTTTGAGTTTTCATTCTACCACCAGCACTACCTAACTGAACATCCATTATAATTTTACCTTGATCCACTAATTTTTTAATATGTGGATACATTCCGTAAAATGATTCTAACGCAAGATTAACTAATTGTTGTTGTTTACCTGATTCCATTCTTGGTAAACCCATCATTAACATACCTACTTGATTACTACTAGGCGCAGGGTTAGTTGGGTCATCATATAAACGTTTACTCGCCTCTTTTGCCCCTTTTTTAAATTCATCAGGTAAGTAATCACTTACAGGTCTTTCATAAATCAACCTATTTCTTCGCATATTAACGTCTTTTACCTAAATATTTTTTTACTAAATCTCCTAAATCGCTATTTTCGTATTCTGAATCAACATCATCAACAAATGGTTCATTCATTTCTTCACGATCCATAGACCCTCTTCTACTCATACTTCTCATAGGTCTTGGTCTTCTTGGTTCGTCATCAATTTCTAATTCGTATTCAACCTCGTCTCTAGACCTTCTTGGTTCATCGTCAATTTCTAATTCGTATTCAACCTCATCACGGTCTTTTTTTTCAGCATATCCCTTTTTCATAATTAAATCATCTTCATATTCTCCTTGTGGGTGTGTATCGGGATCGGTATATGGTAATCTACTTGGGTCTCTATCTGGTCTTCCGGGTCTAGATGGTCTTTCCTCAACGCCCCTATCTGTGTCAGGTTTAACTTCAGGCTCCATTACATCAGGATCTGCCATTAAAATATCGTCTTCCATTTCAAAATCTTCTTCCATAGGATATTCTCCTTCTTCCATGTCATACATTTCTTCCATGTCATACATTTCTTCCATACCGTACTCTTCTTCAGTTGGTATATTTTGTTCAGATAATAGTTTACCTGGCTTGTATCCAAATAAAAATTTCATTTCATTTAACTCTTGTCTTAAATTTTTCATAATTGTTTTTTTTATAAATATATTATTAGTTTAATAAATTACTCATTCCTGAAATTGTTTCATCAAATGATGTAATTTTTTTAATAATTCGTACCGAATCTTTTATATAGTTTTTTGTTGGATCTTTGCTGGCTTCTAAAATGACAACAGTCGGGTATGTAAATACTTTTAGTGTTTCTGAAGCCACCACATATTTTTTTTCTTGACTCATGTCTACTTTGTAATACAGTTTGATCCAACCGCCTAATTTTTTATCTAAATCACCTAACTCAACAAAGTTTTTTAATAGACCATTACATTCTTGATTATCTGTACAGAAAAATAAAAATATTTTCTTTTTATTCTTAAAAGAATCTTCTAATGCTTTTTGAAAATCAATATCTTCAAAATCAATTTTTCTTACAACAGGAATTATTTTAGGTTCTAATTTTTTTATTTCTTGATCTAAAAATGTTTTTTTAAATTTAACTATTGTTGTTGCCACTATTTTACCGTTTTCATAAAAAACTTTTTTACATGTGATTGTTAATTTTTTAAGATCTTGTGTACCGATTATATTTAAAATATGTTTATATAACGTATCAAAACTAACAACCTTATTAGGGTACAAATCCAAGTAATCAAATAACGCGTCTTTTACCGCAACTTTTGATGCTTCTTGATACATTTTTCCTTGAACATTTTTTTTGAATGGTTCTCCTTTTATTATTTCTTCAGTATCTCCATCAATCATATATTCACCATAACCATAAAATTTATTATTATCCGATTCCTTTTTTTCGCATTTTTTTATTTTTTTTGGTTTCTTTTTCTTTTCTTCATCGTCTGGTTTTTTACCGTTTTTACTTTTAATATCAAAATCTACAGTATTGTCTTTATTCGGGGTTAATTTTACAACTCTATAATTTATTGAGTCATAAAAATCGTTTCCTTCAAATGAAATAAATAAATTATCAAAATCAGTAACATTATTAAAAACATAATTTCCATTATTGTTTGTTTTTGTTTTACCTAATAAAACCATATCCTCAATATCAAGACCATCTATTGGTTCATACGAATCATCTTGATTGTTACCATATAAACTTAATTCAATATTTTGCGCTCTAAAATAAGTAGGAACAACTTGAATTGTACCTACAATTCTAGTTTTATTCTCATCTTCATTTATTAGATTATACATAGACAAAATACTTCGTCTATCATTTTCTGATATGACAAATCTATTTTTCAT